AATATAAACTTTTGTGTGGTGGATCTCTCCAATCGTGTTTACTATCTGATATATAATAAAATGCTCTGAAGCCTACTCTAAATTTATCTTCAGGACAGTCAATTGGATTTGGATGTCCATGGAAACCTCGTTTATGATATTTCCACACAACCACATTACCCATCTTAGGAGGGTAACTGACTACTTTTTCTGTTTTTTCAAAATCCCAAAATTGTAAGTCACCGTGCCATGCTTCGTCCCAGTCAGGTGTAAAATATAATATTAAACTTAATGCTCTGTGTGTTTGACATTCTTCATTCCAGTTAAAGTCTGAATGTATTTTCAAACTATCGCCTTTGTAACTTTTCATATACCCAGCACCTACTAAATAAGGATCTGGTAATAAATGTTGTACGTCACATACTTGACTTAACCATGTGAGAAACTCTCTGCTATGTAAAGCACTCACAACTCCTCTGGCAACTGGTGCCTCAGTTAAGTCTTTGCACTCTTCCATGTAACTGTCTGCTCTAGTAAATGTTGTCCAATACTTTTTAGGTATTGTTTGACTTTCTTCGTAAAGCAGTTTTGCCACATTGTATGGTATAAAATCTTCTAAAGCCAAAGTAGGGTAGGGAGGGGTATAGCGATATTGCTCATTCAAAGCAAGTTTTTCACTGTCACTACCCCACTTATGGAATATGTGATCAAGTATTTGTTGATCTATGTTCATTTTGCTCCTCTAGTATTCCCGTAGTGGATAACAGTAACACCGTCTATGTCAGGTGTTTTTCTCCATGGGTCTACTACTGTACTATTAATAGCAAAACTAAGTTCTGAACCATTACCTGTTTTTACACTTAATGCTTCGTCGCAATCTGTGACGTTATGCTCACCATACCAACTTGGTACTGTGTCTAATTGATCGCCATATGTGACTTCTGGGTTATGTGCTAAAAGATAAACAGCAGGACTATCTAATACTTCCTGCGGAGGCATGTCGCCTGTTTGTTCGTCATAGTAATATAATTCAAATCCTGCTTTTTCAATGTAATGTCCAACAAGCATACTGCTAGAGCCTGTTTCATACGGTACAAGTGGCTTGTATGCTTTACCTACAATAATTATAGGCTTGCTTGGTACTAAACCAAATGCTGGGTGTTCATCTCCTGCAAGTTCCATTAGACGTTTTGCCATGTTCTCTGCTTGTACTTCTCTTGATAACATTACTGCATCAAACAAGTCATAACCTAAGTCCAAGTCCTCTGCCATCCAACGTAGAGCAATGTTATCTCTAGGGTGACAAGCACCGCCATCGCCCATACCTGGTTTCATATAACCTGGTCCCATAATACGTCTATCTGAGTTTGCAAGTGCATCACATACTACTTCTGCATTGATGTTGCCTTGCTTTTCTGCAACATCTTGTATCATGTTTACTAAACTTACTTTTGCTGATATAAATGTATTATAAAAAACTTTAATACATTCGCATTCGTCCCATGTACCTATAATGTACTTAGGATCGTTTTGCATTATTGTTTTGTAGAAGTCCACAAGTTCTTTTGCATCACCTGTTTCACTTCCATCTTCTGTTCCAATCATTACCATTTCTGGATTAACCATATCCCATTTCACAGTACCCATAGCAATTAAGTATGGATTATATACAAATCTTGTGTTAGTAATTAATGGAATAAATTCTCTTCTAACAGTACCTGGAAGTACTGTTGATATAAGGACTATTAATTGTTCTTGGGTCGCTACAGCATTTACTTTTTCAAGAATGTCTTTAACTATTGTGTAATCAAAGTCCTTGTTAGGTAAATGGCTGGTAGGTGCCTTTCCATCATACTGCGGGTCATGTGGAGTAGGTACTGCGATAAAAACAATGTCTTGTCCTTTTACAGCATCTTCCATATTGTCAACCATTGTAAAGTTTTCAGGCTCTACTGGATTGACATCATAACCAACAACATCATGGACCTCGGCGACCATCTCGGCGCAGGCTTGTCCTAACTTGCCTACCCCAATGAATCCGATTGAGGCCATTTTGTTCTCCTGTTTATGTCTCTGTACTAATTTCTAGTACACTCATATTTATCAGAGATTTGTTTTGATTTTTAGGATAGTTGGTATTGTTTGTTAGGCACAAACCATTTGTTGATTGGGCATTCAATTGTGCTCTTGTAAAACAATTCTTTATTATGTTTTAGTTTTTCTTGTACAGAATCACTGTGGTAAAGTTCATGTATTTCATCTAGATCCATTTGCATAAACTTGTCTAAACTTGCAACAATTTTATTCATTCTAGTATGATGATGCTGTTCATTATCATAGTCTTCATCAAAGAATTCAGGAAAAGTTTTGTAACCCATTTCTTTAATCTGTGCAAGTATTCCTGGAAATGCAACTAGCAACATTGGTTGTTCGTATAAAAACGTTTTATAAGTTTTTTCAGTTATCAAACCGTTTGCTGTTCCTATGGGTTTGATATTTATATCTGAATTACCTTGTTCATCATTACCATTAAATGCTACAGCAATAGAGTTAGGGTCAAAGAAAGATTCGGTTACAACTTGTACATAAGAATCATTTAATACACTAAATGACGGCTTCATCATCCAATCTTCATATTGCCTATCATACATTTCATAAGTTGGAGTAGTACCTGTGTCGCTGTTTACACCAGTCTGTTTTCCTAGTGTTATATTTTTTTCTATGTAACTGTAATAACATTTTTCTTTATATTTGTTCTCAATGTGATTGACAATATAATCCCTGTGCCAGCATACTCTACCATTAAATGCTACAAAATGCTTATTGCGTTTTTCAACATTAGGCTGAAAATTTAATTCTTCATTATTGCAAAATATTCTATTATAATATACATTGTAAAATTGTATATCTGCTTTTGGTAAAACTTTTTTATAATCTTTAACAGTTAAAAAATTGTTTATATGAATACTGATATTTTCTTGTTTAATTAATCTAGTTTGATCTACTAACCAATTACGTCTTGCCTCTTCATCTAAATTATAGATATCCCAACCATTGGCAAATCTCCATTTAACATTATCAAAGTTTTTACATTTAGATAATCTTTCTACAATACCAAATAATTTATCACCTGTTTCATAATCTAATTGTGGTCTTAAATGCAACCCAAACTGAATAGTAAGATTGTCATTTCCGGATTCAATGAGTTCTTCCAACTGCTCTATTGATCTCATGAGAACTATGTTTCTAGTGACATCTTCTGACATTGGGTATTCTAGTGCTTTATTGCAAAGCCTAGCAGGACGAGATTTTCCTAGTATATCGTCAAACTCTTCCCAGTAGGGAATTACTAGGATATCTTTCATGCAGAGTTTCTTTGAAACTCTTGTATTAGGTCATCACCTTTAAGTTCTTTACCAAAGTAGACTGTATAACCATCGCTTGTTTGTCTTTCAATAAGTCCACTATTGTATTGTATATCCATCACAGAATTTCCGTCTTGGGTATCTTGAGGCCTAGTATCATACCACATGGAACCAAGTGAATGTGCATGAACTGATTTAACACCTTTTGCCCAATCTTCAGCGGCAAGTAATACTCGTTGTCTTTCTACTGTATCGTCGTATTGCGTCATAATAATTATTTATAAAGAGGGTCCTCCGTTATGCCCTATTAAAGAATTTTTCTTTTGTTGCTCTCTCCACTTTAAAAAGTGTAGTGCTACTTCCTTTGTGCTGTGAGTTAAAGTGCTCACAGGTCTTTTTATTTTTTTAGTGCCCAATGTGTACTCCTATTAGTATACCAATTAACAATATAAAACCATCAAATACAAAGTGCATAATAAAGGAGATAGCAAATATCTCTTTCCAATGAACTTTACAAATTTCTAACCATTCTGCTATTTTTTTCATAATCTACTTATTTTCCCTAACACATTATCTACATCTGGGTCACATTGATTTCTCAATACATCATCTGTTATGTCTGTGTCATAACATAACTCTCCGAAAGAATCTAATACTGCAATCTCCCACCAACCTTTTTTAGGTTTCATTTTATTATTATCCTCAGGATTAAGGTGCTCATCATATTGCTCATCGTCTGTGATTATATATTCTGGTATTACACTAGCACCAAAACCATTTGGAAATTTGTATATACGTTGTCGACCACCAAAATGATGTTTGGTATCGCTTACTAAAAATTCTTCCCAAGCCTTCATTCGGGTAATTTCTCCGGATCAACTAGTGTGTCATCATCTAGGTGCTGATCTTCTAATTCGTCTTGATACTCGTCAAGCATTTCCGTGACATAAAAAGTATTATCTAAATCTTGTCCTGCTGGATCTGTTTCCCAAAAACTTCTTGGCTGATCAGTAATAGAGAAATCACCATAGTGATTAGAACCAACAAAGTCATTTGCAGGTTCATAATACATACAGTGAATATCAACATCTGGGTTTGCCTCCTCGTAATGCATAATAGCATTTAACGGTGGTGACCAGGCACTTTCAAAATAACCAACAATAGCAGATGTGCTCTCATTAATCATTTCTAATTCTAAATTACTGTCAGTTAAAGGTACGTCCCATTTAGTTCCCCATTCATCTACTGCTTTGTGATAATCCCATTCGCCGATTGGGTGTAAGGCACTTAACAATCCTTCATCGGATTCGTCACTTGCTTTACTCCATATTGCTTCAACCTTATCAGTAGGTCCTTCGATTACAATATGATTATTACACCAATTTGGCATTTTTCTATAACTTCTCCCAAATAATAACACTAGTACCAATGCTTAATAGAGCAAGATAACCAAAGTAAATAAATCCAAAAATTAATTCAGCCATTACAGTTTCTCCCCTAATTCAAAGCCACGGAATGTTTTAAATCTTGGAAACCTAAGGCTCCAAGTATCTTCTGCGTCCTGACTTTGCGTTGCCGCATCGGCTCTAATCTCAACTAACTGCCCAATAACAGCATCTTGGTTTGCCCAAATTTGCTCTCTGTTTTCATCAGTTAGTCCACTACCAACGTTAAGTCTAAAAAACTTACCATCGTCTTCGCCTTCTACAACAAGAGCACCAAGTAATCCTTCATTCTTGCCTGTGCCTTCTTCTAGTGCTACAACACTTAAGGTTACTTCAATAAAAGGTTTGATCTTTAACCAAGCATGTGAACGTTTACACTTGTAGCCTTCGTTAACAGGCTTAATCATTAAGCCTTCGTAGCCTTCTTCTAGTGCCTGTTTGTTCATTGCTTTAAAACTTGCTTGGCCTTGCTCACTGTCTAAATCTAAATTGATTGCTTGAACAAGTGTAATTCTGTTATTAAAATTAGCCTGTTTACTAATTAAACGTTCACGTCTTTCGAATGCAGTCATATCAGTACCACCTGCATTAAACTCTTCAAGTGTAAGCATATCAAATACTGCTAAATATGAATCCTCAGTCTGAGCACCTTCTTTTCTGTGTACTTGCTTCATTAAACTTTGAAAGTCTTCACTCATTACTTCGCCATCAAACACTAAGCCTTCGAACTCAGGCTTGCTCAATGTTTCTTCAATGTGTGGAAAATTAGCAAGTAGTTTACCATTACGTGAGTATAATGTAGCACTACCGTTTTGCACGATAGCAATAACTCTGACACCATCATACTTGTATTCGATAAAGCATTCGCCTGTAATCTTCTTAGGATGTTTAGCACCATCATGTGCTAACATACAACCAAATAGTGGAATAGTATCCTTTTGTACTTTGTTAATAAGTTTAGCACCAGTACCACAACGTAGGTCTTTAATTAAGATACGTCTGTACCAATCGTTCCATTGCTCGTTAGTTGCTAAATCACATAGTTCTTGAATAGCATCTCTGGCCGCATGTCCAGTAAGTTCTCTTGCAACTAGCATATCAGCAATTTTATAAAACTCTTCTGGAAGTATGCCTTTGCCATCTGCTTCACTGAATGGTACTTGTTGTACACCAAAGGTAACTAATGGATCTAAGGCATACTGAATACCAGTAACAAATTCACTGTTATCAATGTTTTGCTTGATAACGTCTTGCTTGAATAGAGAACTATTGTTGCTCTCTAATTCTTGAATTATATTCCATGTATTCATAAAAACTCCTACCTTTTTAATTTATACAACTATTATACTAAAAATGGCACTTATGGTCAACCTATTTTACCAAATTTTCTGGCCTTGTTTTCCTATACTCAGCCATTGTTTCTTTGATCATTGTTCTGTATTCACCCATTAACTGCCAACCATTTAGGTCCCCAGTTGTTTGAATATCAAAACCATAGCCTGATTTCTCACTTCTGTTTGGTCTGTAAGAAACTTGGGTGACTGGGCCAAATACTATTTTGTAATACTTTTGCTCGTAGTAGTCGCCTCTTTTATCACCCGATACCCAAAATGCATTTTCCTTACCTTTCACTGGTGTCATTTTAGCACCAGTACAATGCTTAACAAATTTTTTAAGTTGCTCAGTGCTTTGATAGTCACTTGCAAGAACAGTTGTATTTCTTTGTTTAATCATTACGCCGCCTCCTGAACTTCTTTTTTCAGTTGGGCATCTTTTTGATCAAACCAACCATTCTTGGTCTTGTACTGACATTTGTAGTCTGATCTACCTTGCTCCTCTAAAGGAATCCATTGTTCAGCCTTGCCTATGATAGCACGGTTCCAGTGGCTATATTCAGGATTGGGAGTGTGATGGGTACGACATAACCAACGGTCTCCGCCCCAGTAAAATTCTACTGGAGTTTCCCATGGTTCGCAAATTGGACCTTTGCCGTCGCCATTTTTACCAAGGTCACGGATCTCCCAATCCAGGATATATTCTTCTGAAGCCTCATTCGAGTATTCGATCAATTTGGATAAGGTAGGGATACCTTTATGAGCAATCTTGTTGATTTGCTCAGAAGTAAGATCAGTAACAAAATAAGTGCTACCACCCTTATACTTCCAGTGAGCCTCACTTACACCATGCTCATAATTATCATCATGAGCGGCATAGTTCTCTCTGTATTGGGTGTTTATTACTAAAGTTTGCATAATTAAAATCTCCTACCTTTTTAATTTATACAACTATTATACTAAAATAATGGGTCGAGGTCAACCTTTTTTACCGGTTTTTTTGGCCTAATTTGTCTTTAATTACACCATTTATATCGGTGTATTGTGTATTAAAATACTTTTTGGCAGGATATGTAGGTGGCATCCAGTCAATGATTATAGTTCTTTTATATATGAATTTAAGCCAAACTTTTTTGCCATTTGTTAATGTGCGAGGCTTCCATGCAAATACTTTGTACCAGTTTGAATATCTTGGTTGGGTTGGGTCATGGGCACTCTGATCTAGTGGCACTAGTCCTCTCTTAGTGTAACATCACCTATCTTAAGACCGATAGTGTTTTGTAAGAATACACCTCTATTTTTGCCTTCTGGCATGAATCTATAACTTAATGCATCAGCAAGTAATATTCTTCGATCACCATAAAATTGTTTAAGTGGCCAATCTGACATCATATCTATATAAGGATCTGAACTAGGCTTTGGCATTTCACCTATATTACGACTTGGGGAATCATCTTCATTCATCCAGTCTTTGTTGTAACCAAATGTTTCAAAGTCCCAATCATAAAACTCATACACCATATCTAATACTTCTTGTGTATTTTCTTGTTGTTCATAAATTAGACGCCAATCCATTTCGCTTTGATTTAGTTTCCTTGTCCATGGAGTTCCATTTTGCATTGCAACATGTTTTACATATCCGTAATCCTCGTGGAACTTCTTTCTAGTGAAATCATAAATTTCTTCATAACGTTCAAAACAGCCTATGTAGTCTACTCGTAATTTTGCATCTTCATCAACTAAGTAAAGTATCTGTGGTGTTTTATGCATACCCCATAAAGCAGTTACAGTTACAGGATCTAAGTATGTGAGTAAGTTAGATGCATCTTTAGGTCTGCCTTGGAACCTCCAACGACACCAATACTCGAATGTCATATCAGAAGCCGCTAATGCACCTGCTCTACCAAATCTCCATAAACTTACTTCTCTAGCATAAGGATTTCTAACAATGGATAGTTTAGTATTTGCATCTGCATTGTCTAAAAAATAACATGCAGTTTGCACAGGACTGTGATTGTCAAACAATTCTATGTCTGTGTTAGTGCCGTAATTTTCTAAAAATCTTTTGTAAGACGTTCCGCCTGTTCTAGGTATGTGTATAAAAAGTAAATCTTGTTCAGGTAGGTAAAACATTATTCGTCAAATTTATCTAATAACTTTTTTGTTTCCATCGTAACAAATTTTTCTACCTTTTGAATATTAAGAAAAACTTCTACTGATGTGGTTTCTTGATTCCATATTTTTGAGAGAGGTGAATCTACACTTGGATTTAATGGTATAGGGCCATCAATTTCCTTGCCGGTTTTCTTACTAATATTTCCGTTCTTATCAGTCAAAATAATCTCATCGACAAAGACATTAGGTATCTCTGTCGTAAAAATGTCTTTCAACAGTTGGTCGAAGTTGCTAAGTTGGGAATTGTGAGTAAGGATTATTTTCCTTTGGCCCATAACTCCCTACTTAATTGCTGTCTTCTTTGGTCTGCCTGGTTTTGGCTTTGGCTTTAATTCAGGTGCTCTTGCGTATGCTTCTTCTCTTTTACTGTTAGCATCTGCGATCATCTGTTGTTGAACTCTTTCAATATCTTGTTCAATCATATCCGCTTGTTCCAATAAACCTTTAGCAATTCCTAACTGTTCGTCTGCTTCTCTTTCTGATAACTGTCTAGGTCTTTCAACTTGATTAACTGCATCAATTTCCGATGTGTCTGCAAATTGAGGTTTCTCGTTTTCTTTACCTTCTTCAATCTGTGAAATAGACTTATTTAGTTCTGCTAAAGGAACTTCATCAGTTGGGGTAGGACACATTATAACTTCACTTACTGGTGCCTTTGTAATCATCCCATCACTGTGAATAGCCTGTAGCATAATTCTGCCATCACTAAAGTTTCTACCGTTAAGTACCTGTGCTAAGTCACTATTTGCCTGTGCTTCATCGCTGTCTACAACAGACACGATTTCGTCGTGTTGTGTAGTACCAAGTTCGCCAGTCATAATTAATAGTGCGTTTTCAGGCTCGCCTGGTACTTCTCTAAAAAGTACTAGACATTTACGGTCATTCCATTTAGCAACGTGTTTCATTACTTTAGCCATATTATTCTCCTTCTGCAGGAGCCTCTGCCTCTGCTGGTGCATCTGCTTCTGCTTCTGCTTGTTGACTTTGTGCAACTATGCTAAGAAAATTATTTAACCTATCAAAAACAGCACCTACTTGTGATGCTTCTGCACCCCTAAATGCTCCTCTGCTTACTGCTAAATCAACGATTTGTAATAATGCATTGAGTTCCTCAAGGCTTAGTGAAGCCTGTTGTTGCTCAGGTGCATCTCCTTCTACTGATTGTTCAACTTCTTCGTTTACAATCTCTGTGTTTTCTGTATCTGCCATTTTTTCCTCCAATGGTAATTTACAAGTATTATTTATTAACTGATGTTTTTAAGTGAACGATAAAAAGGTCTCAATTCCTAGTTGATTGTAGTTATTAAAGGTCATTTTGGCACCACTAAGTGTTCCGCCTTTGCCACTACCTGTATCTAGGAAAACTACTCTTTCTTCTTTTTTTGTCCAATACACTAAAGGCATTTTTAAGTTGTCTTCAAAGTTAGGCTCACTTTGTAATGGTGATCTATCGTGTCCAACAAATACTATTTTACCCTTAGGTATTGCTTCTGCCCAGTCGTAAACTCTATGAGCATACATTTGACCGTTGTATTCAACCTGCTTTGAGTTATCAACTTGACCGTATAAGAATACACTTTCCATAGACTTCTTGGTTATCTTTTTTGTTTCCCAAAACTCAGGGTGTACACCACCGTGTGTAAAGAAAAAGTCTTTGTAAGTAGCATAAAGCGGTTGCTGAGATGCAACTTCTAATACTAAATCTTTAAAAAGATCTATACCAAAGTCTACTCTTGCAAGAGTATCTCTTTGAGGTTTGCCTAATTTAACGTCATTGCCTTTTGCCCAACGATAAAGTTTGTTATCGTGATTACCTTGTATAATAGTACCGTGTCCAGCATCAAGTATTTCTTTTGCTAGTAACATGGTTTCTAAAGGCTTTGGACCGTAATCTAATATATCACCTAATTGCAAGTAATATAAATTGTGTTTACGAGCATATGAATATGAAGTAGCAAAGTCAGAGAATACTGAGTGAACATCGCCCACTACTAGTAAACCTTTGTAACCTTCTAAATTAAGTTCCATAACTCCTACTCAACTACTTAATATACTATAATTATACTAAAAATAAGGGGTAAAGTCAACTGCTATTTCCAGTAACTTTCTAGTTTGCCTTCTCTAACTAAGTCCTGGCTCACACAATGTGGACCACCTGCTAGTGTTCTCATATGACGCATTTGAACTGGCACTGGTGTTACACCGTGTTTTTCCATTGCCTTCATTAAGTGTATCTCATCACTTGGTACTAATACATGCTGTGGGTCTATGCTGAGTACATTCATACCTATCCAACTACTTGCTGGAGCATAATCTTCTAAACATGGTTGCCCTACACACATATCTTCGTCATACCAAATAATATCCCAACCTTTGTATATTGCTGGCACCTTGTCTGCATCAACCCTACTGGCATTTAGAATAACTAGTCCAGGTCTTAGTGGCATAATGGTACTGTCAACATGAGCCCAACTGTATAAGTCATGCATCATGTGTACACGAAATTCGGGGCCTAGAGCGTTCTGTAACCACCTAGCACCCATTTCATTGCCTGTATTGGATATAAGGTACAGTATATCATAACCCATGCGTATGAGGTTAGCAGGGTCTAATATAGGCTCATTGTTGTTTACACTTGGGTCTCTGCCTGGCTGTATTTTAAATAAATCATCTTGTAAACGTGGCTTAGGCATCTGTAACCAATTGGCACCACCCATCATCTTCTCTTGAAAGAGGTCTCTGAATAGAAAAGTTTCATGGTACCTTGCTCTCAAACTCATAGCACCTTCTATGATTTTGTCACCTATCACAGTAACACTATCACGTGGACAGTATGCTTCATATTGGTCTGTGTCCCATAAGCCGTTGCTAACGTTCGCTGTAAAGTCTATAGCATTTAGGTTAGGCCTATGTACCTTTACACCGAAATCGTTGCTTAGAACGTTACACAATGCGTCTAAGTCCTCTTCTGCTTCGGTATATACATGCTCTGGGTATCTACCCTTAGGCATTTGTGCATACTGTTCAGCACTTAGGTTGGCATAGTTGGTTGCGTGGTGCGAAAGGTCTCCGTGTGGAATGTTGGCGTCTACGGCCGTTCCTATTATTACTTCTTTGAGAGTGTCCCATTCATTACAGGACCATAGATTTTTATTCTGCGTCATGTGTAGTATTTACTACAACTGACTCAATACTGCCTATATTATCTGGTTTTTTACTAGGTGCTCTTGCTAACTCTATGAATGTGAGCATGTCGCCTGTATGCTCAAAGTAAATTCTCCATATGTTATCACTACCAAGTGTAGACATATGAAGTAGACCTTGCCCGTGCTCATCGAAGTGCGACACTAAATCAAATATAGTGTCGTCTTCCATTGTATTAGAATAAATGCAAATTTTGTTTTTCATTAGGTTCTCATAGGTTAGAGTACCTTTTAAACCTTCTAGTTCACCTACACCTAATTTTTTACTTACGTGAATCTTCATGCTTTATACTTCACTGATACGCCATATGGTGCTTCTGGAGTTCTACCACCGTAGCCAGAGCCATGAATAATAAACAATGTATCACAGTAGTCTTCATCACCCCAACTACCCCATGGGTAACCATCTGTGAATACAATTAACTTCTGCGGAACAATGTCTTCTTCTTTGAGTCGATCAAACATACAATCAAACTCAGTACCACCACCGCCTTCAATTTCAATGTCATAAATGTCATCAACGTTAGTTGAATCAAACTCATGAATTGTGTATGTAGATGTATCAAAGAAACAAAGTCTAAGTTTAAAGTTAGTGTATTGCTCCATGCAACCTTTTACTTCGCTTAGAAGGTCTCTTAGCATTTCATCTGACATAGAACCGGAACTATCAATAAAGCAGAACACATCTAAGTCTGTGTCGTAGTCCATACCTGGTAAGTATACTCTTTCAGCAATACCTTTTCTAGCAGGTCTCATAAATGTAAAATCATTCTTTACAACACTTTGAATATTAGTTGCAAGTAACTCTCTCCAGTCTAACTCAGGGTTAGTAAGATCTTTAATCATCTTCCTAACACCATTAGGAAGATCTTTATTACCAGCACCTTTGGCCGCATTCATTACTGCTTCTTTAACTTCGTCGTTGATCTGCTGTCTTTCTTCCTTAGAATATGCTGGTGGGCCATCTTGCTTATCACCACCATCTACATTACCTTGTGCACCTTGACCATCGCCATCTTCCTCGCTATAGTCCAAATGCATATCAAGTGTTTCTTGGGTAACATGCTCAGCATTTTCATACAAGTCATCATAGATCTCATCTGAAATCCAGTTCTGATATTTGTAATCAAAACAAATATTAACTTTGGTAATTCTCTTACCAATGTTGTTTTCTACTAAGTCCATATTCACAACATAGTCATTTGCTATGTTCCAAAGACGAGGATCTCTGTTACCACGTCTGTCCATATGGTCATAAACATTATGTAGAACTTCGTGGCCCATCAAAAAGATCAGTTCGTCATCATCTAACGAATTGATAAACTCAGTATTATAAAAAAAGTATCTGCCATCTGTTGCGGCAGTTGGGCACCAACTTGATGCTTCTTGTAATTGTAACCTAGTTGCTAAGTTACCAAAGAAACCATTCTTAAGAAGCAGTTGCACTCTAGCAGTAATTAATCTGTCCTTTACTGCTTGATCTGTATTTTGTGCTAAATTGTTCATTGTGTGTTCTCCTACAAACTATACTTATATTATACTAAAAATTACCTGGGAGGTCAACCTATTATTTGGATAAAAAGGATGGGGGGACCTTGTAGATCCCCCCTTAGTCTGTGCCGCTTAGTGTAGGTTGTAGGAGTAACTGGCGACACAGAGACTAACTAGTCGATGTTCATGTATTTGCCGTATCGATCAACCCACTCATCAATACGTTTTACGTCTGCAAAGTCAACATCAATGTCATACTCGCTCAATGCAATTTTACAGCCTAATACACACATCTCAGGTTCGAAGTTGTCCATTAAGAAGTTAATGAAGTTATTGAAAGCCTCTGTGAGTTCTTTCTCTTCACCATTGTCTTGAATGTTCTTCAACTCATAACTCATACCAACTGTAAGAGCATACTTAGAAGATATCTCAAGTTTCTTCAACTCCTTGACCTTACCTGAAAGGATTTCAGATGGCTTAGGAAGTTTAGAAGCATTCTTCTTATGGTTCATAAACTTGATTGCCATACCTTCACCAACCAAACCAGTTACAATGTCCATTTCCTCTTCATGAGTCATGTCACTGTCTTCTAGCATTTGGCTAACGAATGCCCAAGACCTAGGAGTAGCAAAACTCCTGCTTGAACTCTTTGGATCAAAGTCAAAAAGGTCTTGTTTAGCAAAAGCCAAGTAACCAACAACATCTGGGTTGATGTCATTATCAACTGCCCAAGACTGCCAATCGTCATGATTAACTTCAACTTCTAAGTGAAGGAATCTGTTTGCTAAAGGACTTGGCATCCTGTAAGTAACACCTTTATCAGTGTCTCTATTACCAGCCGCCGCAATTACCACGTTATCTGGTAATACATATTGTCCAACCCTACGGTTAAGGATCAACTGGTAAGCAGTTGCCTGCACACTTGGAGGTGCAGAGTTAAGTTCGTCTAAGAACAAGAAGACAGTTTCATACTGACTAGCAAGTTCTTCTGATGGTAGTTCGGCAGGTGCCGCCCACATCATTTTGTTAGTGTCCTCATCTCTGTAAGGATACCCTTTGATATCTGTTGGGTCTAGCAAAGCCATTCTCAAATCAATTAAAAGGTTGTTACCTTCTTCAGCGATCTGAGCCAGTACGTCGGACTTACCAACTCCTGGAGGACCCCAAATGAATACAGGACGTTTTTTAGAGAAAGCACGTTTGATGTGGTTCTTTGCCCTGCTTAGTTTTACTGTTCGAATGTTATCTGACATATAATTACTCCTACGAAATTATTTAATATGTATATATTATACTAAAAAACCTGACCTAGGTCAACCTTTTCTTTCTTATTTTTTAAATTAAAAGTTAATTCAACCAAGTAGCCTAATGCTTGTAACTCATCTAACCTAAGGAAAACGTCACTATCAGAATAAGTTTTAGGGTCAGATATCCAATTATGTTTACCTGCCCTAGCACTAAATTTATCTAAGTAACGGATTTTATAATCCAAAGATTCGACGTATTCCATTATGCTACTTGTTGAACTCCTGAAAGAACATCAGAAGTGATGTCCTTAAAACCCCAACTATCAACAATGTGATATGAATCATCAACTGAATCAAATACAATGTCGCCAACTGAAAGAGAATGCATGTCACGATATGTAACAACCTCACCATCTTTCCTAGTGAACGTCTTCATTTTGAAACCACTTACGAATGTGTCGAACCACTGATCTAAACCAGTGTCGTCATCATAGTAGTAACCATTCAAAATTTTGAATACTTCTTCTAAGTTGCTGTCTTCAAAGTGAGCAACTTCACAAACTTGGGTATAATGATTAAACATTTCTCCCTTGAAACCTTCAGCACCTCGCATCACTTCCATGTGTGCGTTATACTCAGGATATTTTTCAGCGGCACCTGTGTGTCCTCTGTCGTTAGAATTAACGAAATCTGTAACTTCGTCACTTAACTTGATTTGAAATACTTTGTACATAAAAACTCCTACCTTTTTACAAATTATGCATATATTATACTAAATTTTGGGGTACTGGTCAACCTATTTTCAGTAAAAATTGTATGATTTTCGTACAAATGATAAATACTTTTGTAACATAATTGTAACATAGAGTTTGGTATTCTGTAACAGAGCCCAATAGGGATGAAGTTACTGCAAACCTACTAGCAGTTATGTTAGAATATCACAGGAGAATAACATGGCGAAGTCCTTAGGAATAGTAGCCAGTGCAACTCATCGTTTCGCATTGGTCACTTGGAAAAAATTAGATACACTGATGAAATCAGGTCGTATGGAAAACGTGCAAGATATAATTGCATCGTAGACACAACCACTAAAAAAGGGTCCTAGGACCCTTTTTTTATACAGTACCTAAATACTTACTTTTCGTTAACGAATGCGTAAAGTTCTTTGGCTGTATTGATTACTTCCTCCGGAGAGATCCAGATAACCGGTGCTGATTTACCTTCTCTGTGATCTTCTGGGATACTGTAAAATGAATGTACTTCCTGGTCTCTGTTATTTTCTAACATGCCCATTGCCATTCCTAAGATATCGGTTCGTAGTTCGAACCCACTTTTTCCTTGTGACATAATTTTCTCCTTGTGTGTCAGTGTGTATGTACGTTAATGTACATTAATATTTACTCAGAGAGATCGTCTTTGGTAGGATTTTTTGGTTTGCGGAGACCTTGTAACCATTTCTCCAAGTTCTGACCTTTCAGTTTAAGTATAACAGAATCCTTTTCGCTGAATAGCACTAACTTTTTATTGTCTACAAAGTAAGGCCATTGCATAGTTTGATCTAGTTTAACTACTGCTTTGTTTGATAATTTAAAGTTATCTAGTTTAAAATTATAGCAAGTAAAACTCTTTTCCATAAGTGTTAAACCGTACTTGGTGAGTCTAACTCCTATAACCTTGTTACCTCTAATCCTGTGATTTTTAAAAAACAAAGGCATAATGTCAAGTACAGAATACTGACTAATATCTAATTCTTGTTTGATTTTATCTACTATTTTATATTGTAAACTATTTTGAATTGCCATTTTTGACTTCATCTTCACTTACAACAGGCCCACTTTCTAATTTAACTACACAAAATTCTTCTGTGTTAAATTGTTTGTTTAGCCGCTCTGCTAAGTTAAATGCATGTCCAGGATTAGAAAAACTAGTTTTCTTATACTTTGGTCCAGGATAATCTAAGTAAGAATGCATAGTTCTTAGATTAATTGGCGAACCTTGAAAGAACACACTAAAAACGTTTCCAGCCGCTAGTACCTGCTCTGTTTTATAATTTGTAGTATCGTGATGCTCTAAAATTACTGTTGGTTTTGGTCTACTCATGTATGTCTCCTGTACTTTTATTTATCTAAAATACAGTTAAAACATACTTTAATTAATTAGTTTTGACCTAAGAAGATGTTGAAAACCTCCTATTCTTTCTCCATCTACGAATATTTGTGGTACAGTATTAACGTTATCTCCGCAACTTTCGTAGAATTGTGTGCGTTTATCGTCATCATCTAATACTGTTTCTGTGAATTCATATCCATTAAGATCTAACACTTGTTTTGCCATAGTGCTATAAGGACATGTAGTTTTTGTATATATTTCAATTTTCATTTTGCTTTAACATATACCAAGTAAATTTAGCATGGTCTTCTTTTGTTTTAAAACTTACAAATGCCCTATCGTCTTTGTGTGGTTCGGTAATATAAGGCTCAGTTCTTTTAAACCACCAACCAAATCCATTTGTTATATTATCTTCGCACCATTTTAAGTAATGATGATTAATACCATAACTAGGCATTTTGTAATTGTATTTATATTTGGCGTTGTATGTACCTTTGTTAAAACTCACGAAACCATGTTGCCTTGTTAAAAAACTAGAACTTGCCGCCATCGGCATTCAACGTTAGGCTTTTCTTTGGTTTTATCTCATCGACTTTTGATACGTCTTGTAATGCTTCAAGTAAATCGTTAATGTCCAATGTTACTTCAGAACTTCCGATAGACTTATAGTATTTAAGATTCTCAATCAGAGTTTTTAATTTCATTTCTTTTGATCTTATTAAGTTCTTTAAGTCTGAATCTTAATTCATCCTTGGTTTTAAAAGGGCCTTCGTAGCCATATTGGAATAGTGTACTTGCTTTAGGACAGTAACCATGTTTCCAACCTTTCTCAAAGTTAATAGCATACCAACCTGCCGCATACAATACATCGCTGTTTGCAGTTTTACTGAATAGTGGTACATCTTTTGTGTACTCAGGGTGGTCAGGTGTAATAAGTTCAGGTGATGGAAAAGGTATTTCAAATCCTGCAATAAACATTTTATCTGGTTGTATTGCACTTTCAACAGTTTGTTGCTGGAATACTCTAGCACCAAAGTACTTTTCTACTGCTCGATCGCTTTTAAATTTTTCCTTAATATCACTTGCCAAGTATTCATAATCACCTTGGACATTTTGATATAAGACACCTACGTTCCCACGATGTTGATCTATTACTAGCCAACTTGCATCATCAACCTTCTTAATTGTTGCTTTTTTACTCATCATTATTCTCCTTAATCAACTCTCGTTGTCTTGTTATTTGTCCTGTTCTTTTATTTGTTGTTGATGTACATTGAAATACTGTTTTACCTTTATCAGGTGATTCAAATGTAACCAACGTTTCCTCTGGACCATACTTAATGGCATCCCATATTTTTCTTATTGTTTCTGACATGCGTTAAGTATTTCTCCAAATTCTGTTGCGGCATCTGTAAGTTTAGGCATATTCCACTTGTTACAGAATTTCATAAAATGTATTCCTACATTTTGCACTTTGTCTTTGTTAGATGATTCGTTAAATACTTCTCTAATAGCAGTTTTAATTTCATCTGGTTGTTGTGTAAGATCAATAAGTATTTTATTACGTTCAAAGTCATCTATTACTCTGTGCTCTTGCTCATTGTGATCTACCCAACGTTGTAACATAAAGTTATTGTAGTCAAAGCCTCCACGTTCCATATCAGCATAGGCTTCTAGCATACCTGTTTTGTTTTTACTGCCTTTCTTTCTAGCACCTGGAAAAGCAGAGAAGATGTTATCTGATGTATCACCTCTTACACACTTTTCAAACAGTAACCATTTAGGGTCTGGTACTGCTTTAGGCTCTTGTGTCTTTTTATCAATAGCACGTTTCATAGTCTTTGCTTCGTATATGCCATCTATCTTTACTATTTGGTCTGTTACACCATTATACTGACTGATGTTATTGCTTATAAGTTGATAAAAGTCACTGTCTGTGCTAACAATAACGTGTTCGTCATTTGGGTGTTCTTGTGTCCACATAGCAATTAAATCATCTGCTTCAGATTGTGGTTGATGTAATACAGTACAATTAGTCTTAGTCTTTAAGTAATCAACAAAGTGATCGTATGCTTCAAAAAATATTTCATCTTCTTCTTGTTGACTAGGAGACCTTTGATCCATTGTGACCTTTCTATTCTTCTTGTAAGGTTCGTAAAAGTCTTTACGCCATGAACGTCCTTCTAAACAGAATATTACATGATCACCATCAAACTCTCTCCACACTTTCTTTACACTATTAAACATGATGTGCATTGCCATACCAACTTTCATATCAATATCGCTAGTACGAGCAGTCACATGTTTTGCTCTAAAGAACATGTTAAGTGTGTCAACTAAAATGTATTTCATTATTCCTTCGCTTCTTTGTCTTCGTCTGTTACTGTTATGACATCATTACTGTTAGGTGCCATATCCTGCATACCAAAGTCCATGTCAGCCATTTCTTGTTGCAGTATAGTTCTGCACAAATCGTTAAACCATGCATTTACAATGTCGTCATCGCTTTTGCCACTGTAACCGTTTGTCTGTAACATTGTAACAAATTGCTCGTTAAAGTCAAGTTCAACAAAGCCTTTTTTAGGATTTATTGGATCAACATCCATTTGCAATACGTTTACATAAGGCTTATCTTCAATAGTAGCAAGTTCTTTTTCTAACTCGCCGCCAGTTAAATCTCTATTAGCAATAGCAATACGTCTATCCTTTTCGCTTTTGAACCATAATTTAGGGTCCATCATATCTTTAAACTTCATCTTTGCCATCTTCTTTCTCCTTTAATTGTTGATAGTATGTTAGGCTACAACTAGCACCACAAAATATTTTAGTTTTATCTGCTGTATGATATTTTATATCTAAATAATTTACGGCCTTGCTACAGATAAAACACTTATACATAAATTTTATTCTTCCTCAACCGCCAAATACATACTTTTTATTGTACAAGGATATTTTCCTTTATTTGTCCAACCTATAGGCGTGATGTTGTCTCCCTTACCAATAAAAGTAGTTCCTGCCCATGAGTTGAATTGCAAGGCTGAAGCATACTGTATGTCCCAGCATCTATTATAAAACTCTACATCTATTTTTTTCTTATTTGTAAATCTTAGAGTTAGTATATTTTCCTCATCATTCCATTCCCAACCTCTAACTCTTGTGTAATTAAATGTGTTAATTTCTAAAGCATCTTTAGTAACAGGAATACCGTGTTCAGTATACCCTATAACTTTGTCATCTGCAAATGCCCATGCTACCCATAAAGGTAATGTGACTATAATTGTAAATTTAATAATATGTTTGTGAAAAAACTCTTCCATTTTATTTTCCTATTGCATTTCCGTATATATGAACGTGGACTCTGCTTGTATAATTGTATCCACGTTGTATAGCCTCATCGGCAATGGTGGCTTCAGTTTGTACTAAGCCTTCAAATGTGCCGCCAACTCCCATAATCCATACAGGGAAATTACAGCCAGCATCTCTAAACAGTTTTACATTGTCTTCCACTTCTTGCCAACTTGCTTCTGAGCCATTAACAACAAACTTCAATTGTCCTTTAGGACTTACTTCAGCATATCTACCAATTACTTCTGGCTGTATTGCTTTCTTAGGCTTCTCACCAGCAGTACTCCATAACTTAGGCGATAAACTCCAATACCATTCTCTGCCTATCCAACCTGTATAATTACGATGTACCCAATCAGCAAATTCATCTGTGATAGGCTTGGTGCCGTTAGTTTCCACAGTAACGTTCATTGGCATATTATCTCTGCGTTTGAACTCTTCTATAATGTTCATCATGCCAGGCTGTGTGTTTTTAAGCATTGGCTCGCCGCCTGTAAAGACCATGTGTGCGTTTTGTTGTGTAACTGGGTGTACAAACTTACCGTGCGGTAGAAGTGCTGTAAGTTCGTCTACGGCTTCATCTACAGTTTTATCAGTGATAAGATGTTTATATTTCTTACTCCAAGTGTAACTGCTATCACAACCTTTTTCAAACACAGGTAAATCAAATACATTAGTGATGTCTGTGATATCTAATTTTTCATATGGTAAATCATATGTGCTAGGGTCTGTTGGGTCTTTTTGTCCAAAGCCATTACATTGTAAATTGCATAGGAAGAATCTCATCCACAGACTAGGGATACCTACATACTGGCCTTCCCCTTGTGCTGAATAAAATGTTTCGCTATACTTTAATGTCATTACTTATCGCAAGAATATTGTTGTTGTAGTTTAATGTTATCCATAAACTCTTTCTTTGTACCTGCGTCATTTTTAAATGCGCCTTTTAATACAGTTGTTTGTGTAAGACTACTATGTGCCTTAACACCTCTGTTCTCTACGCAACCATGTGTGGCTTGTACATACACACCTAAGTGCTCGGCCCCTGTTGCTTTTTGAATCTCTCTAACAATGTCGTTAGCAAGTTCTTCTTGTAATGTACCTCTAGCCGCACACCATTGTGCAATCCTAGTGTACTTACTCAAACCAATTAGTTTGTCTGCGGCAATGATACCAATGTATGCCACACCTCTAACAATCTGATGGTGATGTGAACACATACTTGTGAGTTCACTTCTTACAACCAGCATACCTTCATATCTATCTTCGCTGTCGTTAGGGAAAGCAGTTGCATTAGGCATGTTTTCGTATCTACCAGCCATTAGTTCATTAATATACATTTTAGCAAGACGCCTACCAGTATCATTACTGTTAGGATCATTTTCAGTATCAATAACCAAGCCTTGTAATACATCCTCGAACTTAACCGCAAGTTCGTCAATCAGTTGTTGCTTCTCTCCGTCTTCAATAAAGTCAGAGATATTGTCGCCGGCCCAATGTCTTTTGCCTGCCTCAACTAATCTTTGTTTAATTTTTTTACTTGTTTCCATGTTCTTCTTTCTCCTTTATAGAAATTTCATGTTTAAGTTGTTCGATGTCTTGCTTGAGTTTAAGTTTCTGAAATTTGTGCTTTTTAACAATTTCATCATTATCATAATGATCATACTCCTCGTTAATTGCTTTATCTAACTCTCTGTGCCTTGCTTCTAAGACACTAAGATGATTTTTCAAACTTCTTGATGTACTCATTGTCTTCCCTTAAGATACCATTTTCCCAATTCTCTGCAACATCCTGTGCATAGTGTATCGACTTATCTCTAACGTCAATTTTACCAAAAGCATCACCGTCTTTTAATAGATGTACTATGTAACCAGTACCATCTACATTTACTATTTCTGCTGTTCTCATCTCCACCACTCCTCATACGGAAACACTATCCAACGTTCTTGATCGGGTAATACATTGTTAGCAGTAAATTCAACTTTGTCAAAACTGCTAGACTCTTTATCAAACAATGTAGCATATCTAATATCCTGATGTGCATAAGCCATCTTATTAGTTGTGCTATCTACATAGTCTGTGATTACCTTATCAATACCTTGTAATGTTGTTCCAGTATCATTAATATCGTCAACAACTAAAACTGTTTTATCATTGTATTTAGATAAAATATGTCTTAGAGTCTCCGAATCTTCGATATGTGCGTCTCTAGTTTGCCATCTAAATGCTTCAAATGGCACTTCATAGTAATGACTCATCATTACACCAAAGGCATACGCACCTCTTCCAGGACCAATTATAACTTCAGGCTTGTAACTTTCATGTGCCATTTCTCGCACAATAATTCTACAATCTCTGTTTAAGTCGTCCCAACTATAATATAGTTTATCCATGTTCTTATTATACCATTTTTTGTGGCCAATGTCAACCTATCTTTCAAAGTCGTTTTCTAATAAAACAAAGTCCACTTTATCAAAATCATCTAAGTTTATTTTAGATGCCTCCTCTACAATATCTCTGCCAGTAAATTCTAAAAACAATTTAAGTTCTTTATAAAATCCAGCATCTAAAACAGGATTTAACACTTCGCTATCTCCTGATATATTATATGTGTCGTCAAGAATCTTGCTACTAAGGTTTAAAACAACACCAAATGTCATTTTAAGACCTTCTGATAGCATATCATCAAAATCAGTTATTTTTTTATATTTAAAGATATATCTGTTTAACATTCTTAAGTAGAATTCTGCAGATATTTCGTCAAGTTGTACTGATATTTTATTATCATCAAATTCAACTGCTTTAAACACAGACAAATGACTTTGATCAAAATCTACATTATTACAAAAGAAATGTATAACATCTATTATTTCTTTATCAGTTACAGGAAATTTCTTTTTGATTAAACTTAAATCATCTCCTTTGCCTATTGCACCGACAACTGACATAACAGGTGTACCTGTTCTATTAATAACGTTTACTGATTTACGTCTTCCTATCATTTATTTTTAATTACCTTGTTTTTATTGTCTACCCAAAACTTAGAATGTGCAAACATATCATCTAATGAATATGTTGGTTCCCAATCTAATAAAGTTTTGGCTTTAGATATATCTCCACATAAGTACGATGGATCTCCTGCTCTTCTAGGACCTACTTCATATTTTAAACTTTTTCCAACAACGTTTTGTGCTGAAATTATTAAATCATGAATACTAAATCCTGTACCAGAGCCTAAGTTTACAATACCACTTTCACCGTCATTGCTTAAATGCTCTACTGCTTTTAGTTTAGCATTTGCTATGTCTTGTATATGACAGTAATCTCTAATGCAAGTACCGTCTTTAGTATCGTAATCATCGCCACAAATATTAAATACCTCGTCATTTGTAATTTTATCAATAATGATAGGCATTACATGAGTTGCTGGTTCTTGTGTATAACCATTTTTACCTTCTGGGTCTGCACCAGCGGCATTAAAATATCTTGTACTAATATAATTTAACCCATATGCTTTGCTGTAATCTTCTAACATAAGTTCTGTCATGTGCTTACTCATTGCATACGGACTCATTGGTGTTGGTGTAAGAGTTTCTGCAAATGGTTCTCTGCTATCTCTTTCACCATATACACTACTAGAACCGCTAAAGATAAAGTTTTTAACTCCTGCTTTAACACACATATCTAATAGTGCTTGAGTACCCGACACATTATTTTTATAATACTTGCCAGGGTCAATAATACTATCAGGAACAACATGACTGGCCGCTAAATGTATAACCGCTTGTGGTTTAAACATTTCGAGTATACCTGCTGTAGTTGTAGCCTGAAATTCATGTGGAAATAAAGTAGCACCTTCTGGTAGTGTCCACTTTCTGCTCGTGTTAGAATCTATAACAATTACGTCATATCCAGCACCTGCAAAAGTTTTACTTACCTGTGCACCAATAAAACCAAGTCCGCCTGTAATAACTACTGTTGGTTTATCACTCATCTTTATTTTCCTCCTTTGGATCTAAAAGTCCGCCCCAATCCTCAACTTCATCAACAACATCTGTAAGAGATCCTGCTGGTTTAGATTTAGTAGGTTGGACTACTGTCTCCTTGTTTCCTTTCTTTTCAGTGAAAGGAATACGTTTAATGTTAGGCATTATTTTTTGCGTCTTGAATCTCACCTCTTCTAACTTTCGCTAGTTTAGTAATTTCCATTAATGCCTTCCTTGCTCTTGTTGCCGATGCTTTTACGCCTTGGCCTTCTTTAAATTTTTCGTTTTCACTTACATACTCTTCGAAAAGTGCTTTAATTTTTAAATGTGTCTCTGTCATAATTATCTCCTATGTGTTTTTAAATTGTACAGATTTAATTAAATCGTAATCGGCTCTATAAGCCTGTCTGACTACTGATTTATTAACGTCATTAACAATGTCTATTGATTGCATCAAACGTTTTGTTGCGTCAATGTTGAAACCATATTCATCATTGATTTGATTATAAATATTTTTGTTATAATAAAAATAATCTATGATAGGGTTGGCATTATATTTTTTTATAATATCAAACATATCAATTAAGAAACTTTTTTGTGGCTTAAAATGTGCATCGTTAGATTCTAAATAAAATCCTTCATCACTAAAATTAAAAGTAACATAGTTTGTATGAGGTTCTACTTCTCTCCAACCTAAGTACATATTAATAGTACTGATAAATCGTTCTACTGGATCTCTTAATATCACAATAAACCTACTTGGGCATTTTTCTTCTTCCCATAATGTAATTCTTTTCCAATCGTTATTTGTTTTTTCAAAATCTCTAATTACACTTGTAGCACATTTAGGTACTAACAAGAATGCAATGTCCTCTTTTTTGTTGTATACACAATCACCTGGCATACAATTTGTATATTTGTTATCAATTGATGTTTCCATTGTCTACCTTATTAACGAACTTAACAGAGTCAATTAACTCATAGTCTTTTACATAAACATCTTTAATAATGTCAATATCAACACTTTTTACTATTTTACTAAATCGATTTATATAATTTTGTTCCATATTTAAATTATAAAAATTATTTAAATCATCAATTATATTATTGTTTAACCAAAAGAAATCAATTTTACTTTTGTCCAAACCCTCAATAAAAGTATTTTGCGAAAAAAAGTGTGCATCGTTGCTTTTAAATATACCGTATTTGTTATCCTCTTTCCTAATGTCTACATAATTAGATGTAATCTTTCTAGGGTGCAAATACATATTTACAGCACTTATAAATCGTTCTACTGGATCTCTTAATATTACACAAAATTTATCTATAGTAAGATCTTTTAAAATTATTTCGGTTTTATCAGTAATTGGTTTTAATGCACGTTTTATTGACGAAGAAGCATTCTTTGGTAAATGTAAAATACCAAGATTACTTTTTTCTATATAAGCACCGCTGTATAGCGGATGTATAGAACCATTAATACCAATTACATTGTTCACTTTAAACTCTCAAATACATCAACTAAGTCTTGATCTGGGCCTTCCTCATGATCCTCAACAAAGTATTCCATTTCGCAACCGTTCTCGTTATCCTCGGCTACCGAAATCTTTATGTAGCGATCAGGATACATTGCTTGTATCTCACTCGCTAAATCGTCTGCAATCATTTCACAACTCTTGTAATCTAATTGCAATGTGTCATGTGCATACAGTCTTTCCATCCATCTCTTGAACTGTATAAATTCTACGTCTCTGTCATCATGAAACACTTCAAGCCATACCTTAAAGTGAAAGATGTGTCTGTGTGGATATCCTAAAAAGGATACATCGTCCCAATCGCCTGTTGCTAAATTAGGATCTTCCAAGGCGGCAGGGTACTTGTGAATACCCTCTTTACTGAATGTTACCCAAATACTTCTCACTACCAACCTCCGTCAATTGTTTCCATTACTTCATTCATATGACCTAACAGTTGTGTGATAGGTTCATCGTAGTCACCAATCTCATAGTCAACGTCATCTTGTTCTTTGAACATTGCTTTTATTTGATCACCATACTGAACAATCTGTTCTAGTTGTTCTCTCATCTCATCTGATATTGCCATTACGCCTCCTTGCCTGGATCCCACATAACTAGGTTTTTCTTTTTCAACCTATTAGTTATTATGGTATATCTATTTTGCTCTTCCTTCCATTCCTTTAACCATTTGTGTCCATCACGTTCTGCATCAACAAAGATTGCATTAGTAAATGCTAATGGTAGTAAAATAGAAATATGTATAATAATACTAGTAACAGTATTATAATCAAAGAATCCTAAGTAGTTTGCGGCTAAGAAGCCAAAGAACACACTCCATACAGTAAACAATACCAACATAAAGTATGTTTGTAAACTTGGGTCTTTAATTACTCTTAATGGATTGTATCTCACATCCATTACACGTCTCCAGCCTTTTACAAGTCCCATTACAGTTCTTCTAAATAAACTAGGTCTCTTTACACTAGGTTCTATCATTTCATTCTCCTATTCTATGTGATTTCTCACAAACTCTTTTATTACATGTAATCCTACTGATGCCCATGTAATTACTATTAAACTCCATATCAGTATCTCAATCATCTACTTCAGGATCATATGTTTCTTGGCTATCGTCTTTATGCGGGTTACCGCCTTCGTACCAACTGCCCTCTTTTTCTTTATCTTTCCAACCGCTTTCAATGTGTAATCCTGCTGGGCGACCTTGTTGTTTGATCACTTCTAACTCACGGAGTATTTTAGCAACACCTTCGTCTATTGCTTTTTTAATCTGTGTATTAGTAGGATGACCCATTACCACTTAACTCCTATTGTAACACTTAAAACATTATTGTCAATCGGATCTTCTGTGTAAGTGTTACTAAAACCTAATGATACCTTTTCATTTAAACTATAATTAATTGCTGTTTCATTACGCAAATATGTATCTGTGCCTGTTTCATTTAACAACTTGTTAGTAATATTAAGACTGTCATTTAGTTTATAAAATACCCATAAACTGTTTCTAAGTATTGCTTCGTCTACTTCATCTGTGGTTAAGTATGCAACTGAAGCCTCATGACTTATTTTCCAATTATCATTTCTAAAAACTTTTATACCAATGCCGCCACCAGTAACTATTCTATCACCTGACAATCTCAATTTATCTCTATCATAACTTGAAACACTAAATGCATAATACTTAGGTGTAATATCTTTATTTGCTTTGCCTATAATACTAAACTTATCCATTTTGACTACGTCTTCTTGTTCCTTGTAAACATAGTCTGTTTCTACAACATAGTCAATAAGTGGATTATCCCATTCATGGTCTAGACTTAACTTTAATGTAGTTGTGTCGCTATTAATTTGGGTCCATCCAAATTTAGCATTGCCTGTTGCATTAGCAGGCATAGTAATTAATACTAATCCTACTATAACTAAAATAAACAATACTGCTTTTTTAATTCTGCTCATCGTTCTCCTCTATTGGATTATCGTAATAATCATGTGTACCTGCTCTATACCTTGCTTTCCTTTCAGAAACAAGTACACTACTCATATAGGCAAAGTATGCCGCTACTATAACAAACACTATACCTATAAAAAAATTAACAACTGTCATTAATGCTTCAATCATATTTTGCCTTTGCTACCTTTCTTCTGTAATGCTGTCTGTCTCTTTGTTGTTCAAGACCTAATCCAGAAAGTACTTTTAATGTTCTTTCGATAGTGCCATTCTGATAGTCACTAATCTTACCGATATTGTATTCGCTTAGGTTATCTGTTTTAATGTCATCAAACATATTAGACAGTTTGCTTACACAATCTTCCATACTCCATGGAACGTATAAGTGTCTACCGTTGTTAGCAAATACTTCTGGGAAACTTCTATATGCTGGATATAGTGTAAGTGTACCAAATGTATCGGCTTCACTAACAGTATTGCTTACCCAATCTTGCAATGCACAATTGAATAACACTTTACTGTCTGCTAACAAATTATAGTAATCGTTTTTCTTTAAGCCTGTGTAAATTTTAAAGTTTGCAGTATCACCTTCTTGTAATGCTAATGCTCTATCAACATACTCTTGATCTGAACTTTTAAGTTCTGGGTGTCCACAAAAGATTGCAAACTCAACAGTAGGATCTATTTTGTAATACTCCTCTGCTAAGTCCATATAAAAGTGTGGTTGCTTCTCATCGTCCCAACGTGCCGCAAAGCCTACTCTGTTACTTCTTTCATTAAGTGGCTTAGGATTAGGAACACGTTCTTGCACTTCTTCCTTACCAAACGGTAAGCCTGTTACATATATAGGCTTCTTAAATCCTGCTGTTCTTAAGTGTGCTACAAATTCTTCACTTGCTACAATAATACCTGTAACAAACTCATCTACCATTTGTTCATATCTACGCATCCAGTCAAACATACCTTCTCTAATAAGGAAGTCATCTGGGTCTGTTGTTTGTGCTAAGAACCTTAGGAATACTTTAGGTCTGTATTCTTCTGGAGACTGGTCCATTATGTAAGGTAAACATTCTAAGCCTGGTGTAAACATATCTTCATAGAAGATTACGTCATCGCTTGTGATTTCACCGTTCTTCATTTTCTGTACTAAGTTCATTGTTTGACTTAGACTGTAATAACTTCTTCCATGTGCATCAAGTACACTACCTGTAACGATTGCTTTACTGTTATCAAGTTCTTCACCTTTGATTATTTCATAATCAATATCATGCTTTTTAAACTCTCGCTCGTTCCAGTCTTGTAATTGTAATGTGTATCTTGCTTCATAAGACTCAAGACCCATGTAGAACAATTTACGCATTTTCATTTTGTACAAATTACCTTCCTCCATATAGATTCTCCATATTAGTTATTATATCATTTTTTGTGGCCAATGTCAACCGTTTTTCCTTTTAAATGATGTATCGCCATCTGCGTACTTGTGATTAATTTTGCTGTGATGTTGTTCATCTGCTCTAACTTTTTTAATCAAATCACTTAACTTAGCATCATCCTTCATTTTATAATATTTGATAGCAAGTTTAGGTGCAGGTACATTTGGCACTTCACCACTTTCAACTAATTCTAAATAACTAGTATAACTTCTTACTGCCTCTTCTTCAAAGTAAGCAATCATTCTGTGTGCTGTTTTGTAATCTATTATATACAATACAGAGTAAAATAACATAAAAATAAATTGAGCAAACAAAACCAAATACCTTTCAAACCAATTAGGTTGTGCTATCTCAATAAAGAACATTAAGTGCATTCTTTCATTCTCTGCTTCTGCTAACATCTCTCTTATGTCAGGCCCATACCCAACTTTCATCTTACGCAGGCTTTTCATGTGTAACCACATACCAGCAACCATGCCAGGAACACCTGCTACTGTTTCTAATACAACTGCTCTATGACCATAACGTTTAGCAAAGAATGTATCTGCTATAAAGCGAAAAAACTTTGTCATGCTCATTGCTAACTTGTCTCGCATTAATCAATAACCTCGTCTTTGGTATATTTTGTCCAGTCTGTAAATCCTTTTCTATTTTGTAGTTCATGTAAACTATGACACCAAACACCTGGATTAGTTGCTTTAAAGTCTTTGTCATCTAGTTTAAGTGTAGCATTGTAGTTAAATTGATTAATGTAAGGTAACTTAACACTAATCATTGGTATAAATGTACTATACTCAGTCCAGCCACATTCTAATACTCTTTCTGCTAAACTAACATCAAAGTCTAACGTAATCCAAATATCATCTTTTAAAAGTCCAGTAATAAGTTCGTCCCAACCCTGCCAATCCTTATCAGTTGGAGGGTTGAAACTTTGGTTGGCACCCAAATAGATATGTGGACACCCGCTGTTTAATGCCCTAGCAAGTATTTCTTCCTTAGGCTGATAACCAACTACAAATAATGTTTTTTGTCCGTATGCAGGAGATTGCTCTACCTCAGTACCAACAAAAAACTTTACGTCTTCGTGTCCTTCTCTATCCATTAGTAACTAGTGTACCCCCATTTAATTAACTTATCCTGAAAGTCTACACCTTCTTCAAGGTCTACAAGTCTAACAGGCATTGTTTTACCGTCTTTAGTTTCTACTATTTCCATTGTTGCACCATTCTCCAACACATGAAATTGTACGTCATGCCCTTCGAATGTGTATGTACCACTGTATGCTTTATTCTCCGTCATAATCGGCCCTCATTATATCTTCTTGCATGTCTGCTTCACTGTCACCTGACTCGTATTCTTCTGTTTCGAATAACGAACCAAATGTAGTTTGCTCAGCACTACCGTCTGAGAAACTAATCTCTTTTAAAAATTCTTTGTTATCTTCTAACATTTGTCTTGCATTGGTGTTATTTGGATCTAACACTTCTTCTGCAAAACTATCGAACATCAAAATAGTACCTGGTACATAAGGAGAAGTTTCATTGCTCACACTACTGCCTTTTACCTTCTTCCAGTTCTTCCAATGTGTAGGTGTTCTGTGTTTTTCCATATCAGCAAGTCTGTTTGCTTCTTGCGTTGCTGTAATGTGATTGTAAACACTATGACCCATATAAAGTGCATAACTTAGTGTGTCCCAACTAGTTGTAGTCTCTTTACCATTCCTATTAACATCACCATGTCCTAAAACACAGATGTCACCAACTGTAAGTCTACTCATTATAGGGGAATGTGCAAAAGGCATAGGCATCTTTGATCCTTTGAGATCTTTGTTATCGAATGCTCTATCCATAAAGTATCCGAATCGCTTGGCTCTAAACTCATTATGTGTGTAGGTTTGGCCATATGCTGTATTAACAAAAGGTGATGCCGCATCAAATGATAGTGTAATATTAGGATTGTCATATTTTCTCAACTGTCTTTGGATACTAGTAAGGTGACATGCCCAATTAAGGCGTCCAGTACCCAAGAAGTGTATCCAATCCTTACCTTCAAGTAAACCATCTTCTCTAAGATCCAATAGTCTACTTAACACACTATACATGTGTTTCATATTGATACCAGCGAATGCGTAACCTTCTAAGGTTCTATTCTCATCACCGTATGCTTCTTGCACAAAACTTTTATTGGAAAAATGCTTTACAGCATCATACCATTGTTTGCTATTTTCTTCGTTACTACCACTTAACACATTTAAGAACTTGGTAGCACCTGGTGTTCTGTTCCTCATAAAATAGTCTAAATTAAGTAGACTAATATCTAGTGTGTCTTGAAATTCTGTAAGTCCTGTTCTTTCACTTAGTTTACCAACTGCCGCAAAAGCAGGAACATCTAATGTCATACTCCAGTCTGCTGTATGCTCTAACCACGTAAGTATCTTATTACAAAACTCTGTTCTAGCAGGGTCATTGGGATCTTTTGCATTACTCCAATCCATTTTAATAACACCAGTAGCAAGTTGGAAACCACCTGAGTCTCCTAGTATCATTGTTTTGCTACGGTCTCTGCCTTGTATCATTGGTTCACGTTCGTCACTTTTTACAGGATCTAAGTGTGCGTGTCCACCGGAGTATAGACCCCATGGATAATGATAATAACTATTCTCAGGATCAAGGAAGTTCATGCCTTGTGTGCCTTTTTCAAAGCCTTCAGGACATCTCCATTCACTTGGATTAGCATTCATCTTTTGTAATTGTGTTACATAGAAGCCACTAATAGCAGGCAGGTAAACTGCCCAATCCTGGTGCTTCTTTCCTAAGTCTTCTGTCATGTTTAACTCTTAGCAGGTAATATGTATTTGTATTCGCCTAAACCACTGTCAATAACAATTTGCATTGCACCTGCATTAGCAAAACTAACAGTACAATTAGCACTATCGCTTAGTCTTAGAATGCTTAGTGCTTTATCAATTTCCCATTTCCAGTTACCGGATAGTTCGCCATCGACATTGTTGTTGATTGGTAATTTACCTTTATCACCGGCACCTTCGCCAATGCTAAAATATAATGCACCATCTTCTGTACTTGGAGAGAACACAGGTTCAAAACCACCTAACACACCATTGAAGTAACCTAAGTCTTTTAAGTTCTTCTGTGATGGCACAATAGTAACGTCCCATGGGATCTCTTTCATTGTAACAGATTTTAGTTGCTGATTAATTACATCTGCTAACATAAATCTGTAACTACCAGTGTGTCCTTCTGCACTTTTAAAACTAATTTGTACAGGTATGTCATCTCCGTTTCTGCTCTGTGTTTCTACACTTACTTCAGAACCTTCGTCTACAAAACCTGGAAATTTTAAATATCCATCTAGTACACTCATTCTGCTAAGACCTACTGTTTGATCTACAAAGTCTGCTACAGGATTATGTAGTTTACCTTGCAGGATAACAGTTTTGTCTGCATCCATGGCTTCAATTGTAGTAGACGACTCATCGCCACTAATCTTAACCATTTCAATAAAACCTAAGGCGTGAGTATGCCTTAGTATGTCTTTAAATATATCTTTTATCATATGTTGTCACCTCTTATATTAAAGTTATTATTTAGGCCTTTACACCTAAAAAGTTTATAAATCCTGGCCGTTTGATACCTAACGACCAAGTTAATCATCAAAATCAAATAAACTATGGAATGTATTACTAGTATCTGTCTGCGACAAATCCCATTTTAGTACATTCAATAAGTTTTCTACTTTCTTATCAACTACTGCCTCTTCCATTGCATCGTCATCAAAAGGCAGTTGTTTAAACCAATCTGGTATATGCATTTCATCTGTTGGGTATGCAATACTTGTATAACCCATTGCATTACTCTTTAACCTGCACACAATTACTTTCATACCATCTGTTATTTGCATACTGTATTGATCACTGTTTGCTTTTAACATGTTATTCCAGTTAATACTTGCTCTAACATGCCCAGGAATCATTACTTTCTTTTCGTCTTTGAGTTTTTCTAACTTGTAAAGACTAGCACTCTTGTTCATACTGAATGCTTTATTGTATGCTTCTGTGTAATATGTTAAGTTGTTTACCCTTTTAGGCATACCTTTCTTCCAAGAGTCCATTGCTTTGAACTCCTTCTTAAACTCTCTTACACTTGCAAGTACTTTTGTTTCACCGTCACCGTTTAGTGTCTGCCCTAGTATGTCACTTAAGAAGTCTTGCACAAACTCAGGTGTGTCTGATCTCTTAAGATCTAGGCCCATTACTTTAAGTTTTCCGCCTTCTGGTTGCCAACCTTCTAAGTCTAATACATTGATAGCATACCTTTTCTTAGTAATAAAGATACCTGCTCTACCAACAACTTCTCTACCTGCTTTAAGTATATTACCTTGACTAGTAGAAATGTTAAAGGCCTGTTTAGCAAATGAAGGGAAAGAGTCACTAACTGTATCTGAAATATTATCATATAATGCAATAGCACTATCCATGTCTAACTCAATATCTTGCTTTTTACTAATTTCATGAGCACTAAAATATACAGAGTCAGTATCACCATAAACAATAGTATCGCCTGTGTGATCATATTCGCCAGTCAACATTTTGTTTGTTTCTGCTCCCATGTGTCTAGTAATTGCTCTACCAGTGAGTGTTGTACTTTGTCCTATTCTATGGTCAAAGAACCTACTACCTGGATTACAAATAGCACCATATGTACTGTTAAGTAAAATTTTTCTAACTAACTGTCTCTTATCCCAGAATGCTATGTCCTCTGGTGTTGTTGCTTGTTTCTTTTTAGCCTGTAATTCTTGTCTCTCTGAATACCATTTCTCTAATAGACCGGGTATAATACCTTGTACGTCTGTTCTATATACAGTACCATTTGCACTAATGCACCATGGCTCCTCGCTATTAAACAGCATGTTATACACGTCAGCACCTTTAACACTAATTTCTCTTTTGTCTTCTAAGTCTAATATAAGTGGCTTGTCAACATCTTTAGCCATAACCATTTCATATTCATTAGTACCAAACTTACCTGCCCATGCATCTGCAAATGATTTCTTTTCTATTTGCATTTTTTCTGTAATTTCTTTATCTGTGTACTCTTGCCTTAGTTGTCCTACAATAGTTTCAGGAGCCATATTCAATGCTCTAATGACACTAGGATACAGACTGTTTATGTCCATCGACCCTACCCATTCATGCATACCTTTCTTAGGAAATGCCACATAGGCACCTGCTACTGTATGCCCCCATGGGTTATCTGAATCTTTAGTTCTATTTCTATCAGGAACAACCATGCCACGTCTGTGTGCTTCATTAACTATTGCTTGGTCAATAGTCTGTACCGCACCCATTGTTACTGGAAGTAATACTGTATTTTGATGTGCAATCTCACTGGCAAGACTTATAAACTGCAACTTATCATCTAGTTTCTTAAGTAGCATTGTGTCTTGTATGTTATACTCTAAGAACAGTTCAAAGTCGTGATTGTATAGTCTGTCTAAACTACCATCATACACAACTTTCTTTTCACCTACTTCCATTTCACCAATGTAGTCTAGTCTGTAACTATGACGCTCTTCATAGTTATACTTTCTGTACAGTTGCATATAGTCTAAGTGTACACGACCTACTAAGTCATATGTTTGTGTTTCTCTACCGTGATTAACATATTCTCTTTTAATCACGTTTTTGTCTAGTAAACACAGACGTCTTGTTTCGCTTTTACCTAACACTTTGATAATTCTGTTTACAGTATAAGGAATATCATAACCTTCACTGTTCCAACCACTCAATATATCTGCATCATCTATGAGACTAAGAAAAGCATCTAACATTGCTTTTTCATTACCAAACAATATAGTGTCGCCTACATTATCTGCTATCTTTTGTGCTTGTTCCCAATTAAGTGTCTTAGGCGGAACTGCTAAACAAACAATCTTATCCATCCAGTCTAAGTAAACACTGATACTGGTAATAGGCATAAATGCATCTTCAGGAGAACTATAACCTCTATCTGGATCAAAGTCTACCTCGATATCAAAAAAGCATTTGTGTAAGTCTGGTGCATCCATGCCCAAGTAATGATCTGCTAATACTCTGTTTACAGGTTTTAGATCACTTTCATATGTGCGTTTGTTTTGATACAATGCAACATTACGTTTAAAGTCTTTCCAATTGTTTGCTGTAATCTTACTTACTGGGTCGCCATACACACTATGCTGTTTGCCTTTAGGATCATCTACATAAAAGTAGTATCGCATAGGGTGATCAATAATCTTGCGTTCGCCCTCTTTAGTACGTTCAACGACTCTTACTATGCCTTTGTTCTGTTCAAAAACTGCGTCAACGTAACTCATTTAATTTGTCCGAATATTTTAACATAAATTTATATTTGCTTGCCTCTGTTATAAACTTTGCATATATTTTTGCTACTGGTTTATAACTGCTTGTATAGTCTACTTCTCTAGAAAAGGTTGCTTCTTCACCAAATGCAAAGAAAGGAATCATTGTGTCATGCAGGCGATCTTCGAAGATGTGCTCATAGTCAGCATCATCTGTCCATTGCATGTCAAATAAATATACCTTTTCTACAGTCAGACTCATATTAGTAGTATAACAGATAGAACTATATTGTCAACCTGTTTTTAGTTTATTGGTCCTGTTTTATAAGTGATCTTTACCGACTGCGGCTAGAATAGTTTCTAGTGCATCAAACTTGTCTGTTTCGTCAGTAAATGATGCCTTATGAGCAACTTTAACTGCTTTCATAAGGATTGCAGGTTTAATATCCATTTCTTCTGCTATTGCTTTAACAGTTTCTCTTAAACCTACTTGGAGTGATTCTACTTCGTAAAGGACTTGGTCTCCTTCTTGAACTAGTTTTTTAAGTCTTGCGACTTCTTCTTGATTGAATGTTTTATTGAACGCCATAATAATCCTGTGTGTATGTAATTAATTATCTAAGTATTATACTAAAAAAGTAGATTGTGGTCAAGTACTAATATTCAGTACTGGCCTCAAAGTCCCAATCGACCACATCTAATTCTTCTGCAAGTATATCTGCAATTTTAGTGCCTTCCTCAGCACTAATATCTTCTTCAGTTAATACTTCGTACACTTGTACATCATCTGATTCGTAATGGACTACTTCTGCTTTAACTTTATTGCCACTACCATCAAATGATGAAAATACTTTGGTAGGAACAACACTTTGAACTATGTCAAAAAAGTCAACAATATCATCACGTGATATTTCCTTTTCAACTACAATCCTTACAAAATGTTTTCTTACCTTATCTACCATAGTAATTACTTACCTTTACTAAATGCTTGAGCACCAAAGAAGGCGGCAACGATACCGGCAACTGCTACAAAGTATGTAGCGGCCATGTCACCTAGTATTTCACTTGCTTGATTTAAGCCAGCCAATACTGCTATTACTACTGCAAAAGGATACAGTAACATACCACTTAGTGCAAACCAAGCCATGCTACGTTGAGCATCTCTCATTGCATCTAGATCTTCAAGTTCTTTTCTTTTGAACTCTAAGTACATTTGCTCTTCTGCTTTTGAAACTTTCCCATCTCCATTTGTATCAGCCGGATGGTGTACTGCTGTTGTTGTTTCTTCTGCCATTATGTTCTCCTACTAACTTATGACTGCTCTGTCTGTTACTCTTCTCCAGTTAGTGCCATCGCTAAATGCCATTACTGGACCTCCTGTTTCATTGGTTACATATATCATATGCCCAATGTATGCAGATGCATCAGGTACTGATAATACTGCATATCGTGGAAACTCAACTGGTCCTCCACTTGTTTCAACAACGCCATAGTCACTGTTGACTAGGGCAACTACTGAATCTGTTAAATTACCATAGTCTAAACTGTCTGTTACTGAGGCTGTAATTGCACCGTAATCGCTTACAGTTTCAAATAATATTGATGAAACAGAACCACCTACTGATAGTTTTGCTTCTGACTCATCATATGTAAATGCTGATGAACCATTGAATGTACCTTCATCGTTATATTGAATTTGCGTGTTACTGCCGCCTGGTGTAGCATCTACATTAGCAAAACTTACTGTACCACTACCATCTGTAGTTAATACTTGATTAGCACTACCATCTGCTGTTGGCATAGTGTAAGTGCCGTTTACAATAAGTGTATTTGCTCTTACAACGTTAGGTGCTCCATTGGGTGCTATACTTCCTGTTACATTACCACTTAGGTTACCAACAAAAGCACCAGCACTAAACGTTTGACCATTTACGGTCCATTCGCCTTCTTCTTCGTCCCAGCGAATATAAACATTACTTTCGTTACCTCTGTTTACTAATATTCCTGCGTTAGCAGTTGCGGGTTGGTTTGATGGAAGGTCGCTGTTTAAAACTATTTCATTGTCAGCAATATTGAGAGTTTCTGTATTAATGATAGACTGTGTACCGTTTACAGTAAGATTACCTGTTATAGTAATATCATTTGCAAAGGTATTGTCTGTATCAATTCTAGCAAAACTTGTACTATTAATGCTATCTAATGTGTCAGCATCGCCTACCGTCAGTTTATTCCATGTTACAGAACCACCTGATACAGTTGCAATTTTTAATAGTGTATTGCTTGAATCGAACCAAAGATCACCTGTCGAGATATTACTAACGTCACTAGGTGCGTCAGATGTCCCGTAAATTCTAGAACCGCGTTTTCCAATTCTAAAACTACTTTGCGAGGTACCTTTGGCGTTCATTATGATTGCCATTAGTTACGTCTCTCCAATATGTACTTGTCTAGCATACTGCTAGTCTACATGTAAACATGTAGTCAAATCCTATTAGGACTTAACTATATTTATCTTTTTTATAAATATATGTATGAGTACAGAATACACTAAATGGACTGTAGATAGAATATTAGATACAGCACCAATTGAAACAGATAAACTACACGTTATGGATGTAGAAAATTTTATGCACCCTGATTTGTACGCACAGGTACAAAATTGTATACCATGGAATCAATGGCAAAACGAGGAACTACCAGGTAGACATGGGTATCATATAGGTCCAGACGACCCACAAGAAGCATTGCAAATAGCCACAGAATATGTGTATAGAAACCAAGAGGTTTTAGATGCAATAGGTAATGTAATGAATATGTCAAGTAATGTAAACATCAATCAACCGTTTATGTGGATGGACACAAACAAAAATTCAGTACATGATGTTCACGTAGATCACCCTTCTTACTATTATACAGTTCAGCATTCATTAGCAGATACAGATGAATTTGCACACACAGGTACTATGTTTTGGGAGGTTGATTGTGCTTATGATCAAGCCATAGACGAAGGACTAGATCCTACATTTGGCGAAGATAGTAAATTAGTACGAATGGGACACCAAATGCCTTATGTTCCTAATAGGGCATACATATTACCAAGAAGCAGTAAAGGTTGGCATAGTTGCCCGGACCTTACTGTAGAACCGGACACTATGCAAAGGGTTATGGTTTATTTAATTGCTACTCTTCAGAAAACTTAACTCTGTTCAAGTAAGTTTCAGCACCACGTGACATTTTGCCACTTGTATGATCTTTGACAAATGCAGTAATAGTAATGCTATCACCTACGTCAGCATTAGACTTTTGTGAAAAGAATTTTACAATATTGGAGTTGCCTTCTTTGGCAACATACAAATAACTGTTACTTCTCCAAATAAATTTCTTGTGAAGTATTTCAACATTAAATGTTTCACGTTCATGTAGTCTTCCAACATGCTGACTTTGTTGTGCAAGTTCTTTTTCCATTTTGTTAAATGCACGTTGCTTTTGTCCGTTTTCATATACACTAGGCAAACTTGCAATAATACCAATGTCCTTGTATTGAACAAATTCCTTATTAATAAGTCCTAGGATCGATTTTTCAAAGTCACTGATGTCACGTTTGATTGCTTTTAGACTTAGGCCTTTGAAATATTTAATCATATGCTCAACATTTTCGCTATCGCTTTCAACAACTGAGATATCATTGTAATAGGTATCTAGTGTTTTATCAATACGAGATGTTTTGAATTTTTCAATACCTAAGTGGTTATTGATAATAAACAGGTTAGGCAATTTCTTTTGATAACCGTTTTCATCTTCTTCGATGTTGGCATCCTTTTTGATGTAACCACCATTTACTCTGTTTACTGCTACTGACAATGAAAGAAGATCAGTAAGACTATACTGATCCTCAAACCATTTACCTGTTCTTGCTTTCTTAATATTCATTAAGCGGCCTCTATCATTGAAAGTGGAACACTATATGAACGGCCTCGCATATCTACAATAGCCTTCTTAACATTCACTTTGGTAATAACACCAGGTGTGCGTTTTGTTTTTTGAACAACAAATACATTGTCGCCGACACTTAGACTTGCTTTAGCATTAAGTGTTTTAACAGAATTGGTAAATGCACTTAGTTCGTTAAGTTCTGACAAACTAAAGTTACCGTTTTTAATTGCTTGTTTAATTTCTAAAAGTTCCATTACACATTCCTCAAAACATATCTACCTTCAACAACATCATCTCTGAAACTGCCATCTTTGTTTCTACCAGGTGATGTACTTGCATGAATAACATTTGAATAATCTGCAGGGTTGATACCTGTTCTAGCATAAACACTATCACATACTCTTTTCACCATCACATTTCTGTGAGCAGTATTGACACCAGTTGGATATTCGCTACCTTCTGGGTGATCAATGTTTTCTTCGTGATTGTACCACATGCTTTCTAATCCAGTAAGTTGGATATTGTAACTAGGCAATGCCTTGTCAATCAAAGTAAGCGAACTAATCCAGTAACCTAGTGGTGCTGTAATTTTATCTTTGCTTTGATTTGTTGTATTTAAGTTTTGCATAAAGACCTCCTACCGTCTGTTTTTGCTAAATTATGTATATATTATAGCAAATTCTAGGGTCGAGGTCAACCGGTTTTTACAATTAAATTGTATATTTCTTCCCAGTTTTTACATACACTTGCATCACCTTTGTAATGCATATTGTGTCCATGTTCAACTAAGATACCTTTTAGACCAGCATCTATGCCCCAATCAACATTCTGTGGCTTGTCTTCAATCCAGTATGCTCCAGGATATTTTTTACCAAACTCTAGTAATATTTCATCCTTGTCTGCACCTGTATCTAAACAAATAACTTCTTTAAAACAGTCGTCACCAAACAGTTTATTCAAGTTCTTAGTTCTAAGTTCTTGTGCATAAGGGTCTAAACTCAAACTTGTAATTGCTACAAATTGATATTGATGTTGCTCATGTAACTTTTTAACAAAGTATTGAGCATCTCTAAGTGGAGGCAAAAATCCAATTGCCGCACTTTCATTAAAATTTTTAATTACTTGATCACCAGTAGAGTCGTTTCTAAGATCAAACTTTTCTCTAATGCTGTAATGTAATCTGTGATTTTCTACTGGGAAGTGTCCTCTGTGTTCCATCCAATTATGGAATGCAAACTCCCAATCTAATACCACACCGTCGCAGTCTGTTAATATAACTTTATTTTTCATACATGTATTATACATTCTTTTATCCTCTGTGTCAAGTCAAAAGAAAAGCGACCGAAGCCGCTTTTCCAATGTTTATTTTGATTAGTCTAAACTAAACGATTAAACAACATACTTGTATTCAACAACACCTGTTACAACACCTGCTGTAGGTGTAGCACTTGTTGATCCGTCACTTTGAACGAACTCAAGTTGTACTGCCGCATTTTTAGTTAGCGAACTTGCAAAAGGTAAGTCAATAACATAAGTTCCAACTGCAACGTCGTTAGTTGTATGAGCCGCTAGTACATTACCTGCACCTGCGTTATCTTTAACTAACATACCGTCAACTGAACCACCTGCTATCAATGTTGTAACATTAAGAATCACTCTACTTGCGTAATATGTTCTTCCTGATACGTTAGGTACAGTACCTATATCAAAAGAAGAGTCACTGCTGTTTGCTGTGAAACTTGCTCTTAATGTAAGACCGTCACCACCGTTGTTATCAACATAGTCTTTAACTGCCGCTGATGTTGGTAAAGTAGTATCGTTATCGTTACTACTAATTCCGTCTGCTTCATCAACGAACTTAGTTACTGCAATACTTTCACCACTGTCAGTTAATGTACCAAAAGATACAATTCCTGAAGCAGTTACGTTTACTAGTCCAGTAGCACTACCAGAATTAATAGAAGCAGTTCCGTCTGTTAATGTACCACCTTGTAGTGATCCACTAAATGTACCTGCTGTCATATCTGATAATGTTTGATCCATTGCAAAAGTAACGTCATCATTTGTGTTACTTGAAGTAATGTTTCTTCCACCTAATAGTTTTAACTTGTCACTTGCTAATGCAACTACGTTATCAGCCGCATCATCTGACTGGATAGTCAATGATGTTGCAATTGATACTTCTGCCGCCGCTGTTATACGACCTTGTGCATCAACTGTAAAAGTTGCTACATTAGAAGCATCACCGTAATCACCTGCTGTAACGGCTGTATTATCTAAACCTAATGTTACACTACTTGCGCCGGAGGCTGAAGTTATTCCAGTTCCACCTGCGATAGTTAATGTACCAGTATCTAAGTCTAGAGTTCTTCCTGTACCGTCGTCACCAGTAAATGCTAAGTCATCGTCTCTGTCTAAGCCATCGACGTATGCTTTCATTTCAGTGTTAGCAGTATTTACATACGTGAGCATGTTACTGTTTGCTGTTGTAATAGTACTGTTTAAAGTAGTAACTTCGCCATCAACATAAGCCTTCACACTTTGTTGAGTTGGTACAGCAGTAGCACTATCTGAAGACATATTATCTTCATCTAGGAATGCTGTGATTGACGCACCACTGGCACCAGTAAAACTAGAACCTGTGATTCCAGCCGCCTGCATGTCAGCCGCAGTATAAGTTAAAGCACCTGTTGAAGAACCTGTGAAAGATCCTGTTCCAAATACTACTTTATCTGCTGATTCGTCCCAACCTAAAAATACGTTGTCGCTGTCGCCTCTTTCGATAACAAGACCGACGTCGTTTGAAGGTGTACCAGTTGTGCCTGTTCCTAATTCTAGTAAGGCATCACTGATTGTTGTATTAGTTGAACTAACAGTTGTGGTTGCACCATTAACCGTTAAGTCACCTGTAATGACTGCGTCACCGTTAACAGTAACACTACTTGATGTTATATCGTCTGAAAGTAATGATCCTTGAACGTCAACGTTGGCGGCTCTAATAGCCTTAAGTGTTGAACCATCTGACCCTGTGAATTCGTATCTATCATTAGCACTTACCCACTTAAATCGTCCACCACCTTTGCCAAGTTGTACATCGTTGGATATACCTTTTAGACCAAAATTCTTTACATCTGCCATTTTGATTTTCTCCTTGGAGTTTTTGAGGGTATTCAACTCCCTCTTTCAATTTTTACATTGTTCCGGAATAATGTGTGTTGATGTATTGTGTACTACTATTTATCTTTGAACCAGAAAAACTGGCCTTTAAATACCTTAAAATTTCTGTGCTTTTTTTAAACGTATGTGACTTTAACAGTGGCATTACCGGCTGTTGCGCCGTAATGATTGATTCTGAAGTTTACTTCTAATTCATCTGTATTAGAAGAAGGCCATACATACTCTGGATTTGTTATGTATCCGCCTGCTGAGCCAGGATCGTTATCGTCCTGTCCATGTAAGAAATCTGTATCTACTGTGGTACCAACTTCCATTGTGGCTTCTTGTGAACCACCTGTGAATGCTGTGTGTACTTCGACACTAACACTTTGTATTTTACCACCTGGCGATACATTACCTAAGTCATAATTTTGACTGTTACCAAAGCCTCCTACTGGTGCTGTTACGTTGTATGTGAGCGTCTGTGCGTCGGTATTAGCACTATCCTGGTCACTTACCTTAGTCCAACTACTACCATCATATAAGTATAATGCCCACTCACCAACACCGTTATCTATAACGTATGCTTGGTCACCTGTTGTAGGTGATAGTGAATTTCTAGCACTTATATCTGATACTACTGTTACACTAGCACTTCTAATACCTTGTTCTACATTCATTGCTAATGGGAACATTCCATTGTGTACACTGAAAATACCTGCGTTGTTTTCAAAGTTACCTGTGCTATCGTAAATATCAATTGGCCCACCATCAGTTCTAGTAAGTTTTAGTTTACTACCTGTACTTGCTGATGTAAAAGAAGGTAACCCAGAAACATTACTACTACCTACAAATGGATTACCGTTAGTATCATTAGAATTATTAAAGATGTTTATAGCATTACCGTTTGCTTCTGTGAGTGTTAATGCACTACTAGTAAATGTAGCAGTCAAATTAGGAATACTTGCGGCATTAATATCTGTTGCCATGTCTTCTGGAATAGCAACTGCTATACCGTATGCACTTTGTCCTGCGGCATTAGTAGTAAAGTTTACTGTTGTATTACCACTACCGCCATTAAAAATAGCACTAAATGTTGTATAACCGCCAACTAGTCCGTATGCTGTTCCACTAGCACTTGAAGTCACAGTTGTTGGTGCCGGTGATGTATCTGCTGTTATACTTGTACCACTAAGTCCATTTATTTGACTTACAGTTTCTGATAATGTACTACTAAAGCCTGCTCCATTAAATGTGTGACTTACACCATTAAATTTAACAACTGTACCATCTGGTATTGTTGGGTTTATTGCTGAACCAGTTGTGCTTGTTTCTACAGCATTAGCAATCTTTAAGAACATTATTTTACCTGTATCAGATGTAGTTAAGTCTCCATCTGTATCTGCGTAAATAAAATCTCCTGCTGAACCTGGTATTGCTGGTACAAAGTCTATAATTCTGTTATTAGGTGACACCATAAATGCGTTAGGTCCTGGGCCATTCTCTACTACAACACCAAAACTCTTACTTACTAGAGCGGCATTTGCCTTAACAAAATCTCCTGTATCACTGACTGCTATAACATCACCTACACTAAAACCGTGTGCTGTCTTTTCTAATAAGTAATTTAATTGTGGATTTAAGTATTGAAATCTACTGTTTACGTTTGCGTAAAAGTCCGAACTAACAATACCAGTTGGAAGTGGATCTAACATTGGGTGTCCACTTTCGTTTAGTGTGAACACTACAGCACTACCACTATTGAATATACCAAGTCCTGTATTACTTTTAAATGTATTGTAACGTGCTACGTCTTCAACAACACATGTTACTGAACTAGCACTTTTGCTGTCAACTGAAATAATTTTTAAACACTTACCGTCAGTTGCTCCTGCTACCCAGTCGCCAACTGCTACATCAAGTCCGTTAAACTCTCTGTCTTTTCTTGTTAAGTGAGAACCATGTGATTGAGATGTAACTGAAAACACAATAGTCCATTGATAATTTTTTGGGGAACTACCACCTGAGTACCATCTGTCTGCTGAACCGTTAGCATGTGGCCATACAGTTTTACCAGTAATGCTAGTTACATTAACACCTAAAACTTTATTTGGTACATTGAGTTCTATTTGACTAGTCTTATAAGACATAGTATTACTCCGCCATCACAAACGTAATCCAAGCATGGGTGCTTGTTCCAAACGATCTACTTGCTCCTGTTATCGCTTCTGTGACTTTCAAGTCTACGTTAGCATCACTTGAGAAACTTCCAAATGCTGTTGGAGATCCACTGCTTCCGCCGCCGTCTACTGTTCTTGTTGTCCAGTCACCACTAACAGCATTCATGCTGTATTTGTTTGACGCATATTGATAACCATGGGCCATAATTGCTACTGGTGGATAATCAAATCCTGTAAACTGTACTTCAATCTCAGCACCTGTATCGCTGGTAATTGTTGTAGCATTAATGCCTGCTGTAGTATCTGATATACTTGATAGTGCGCCTGACGTACTGTAATTGAGTTTCATTCTTTCATAAGTGTTACCACGTGTTACGGAACCGCCGCCTCCGCCGCCACCTGGCTCACCTTTTTGTCCTTTATCTCCAGCCGCACCATCTGATCCATCTGCTCCATCTGATCCTGCTGGTCCTTGTGGACCTGCTACTGTACTTGGTTCACCCTTAGCACCTGTTGGTCCTTGTGGACCTGTTGGACCTGCATTACCGTCACTACCTGCTGTACCCTGTGGTCCAGTGTCACCTTTTTGTCCTTTATCACCTGTCGGTCCAGTTGGGCCACCTAATTCACCTTTGTCACCCTTACTTCCTGTTGGACCTACTGGTCCTACGTTACCTTGAGGTCCTGTTGGTCCTGTAGCACCTGCTGAACCCTGTGGACCTACTTCACCTTTAGTACCCTGTCCACCCTGTGGTCCAGTTGCACCTTGTGGTCCTAATTCTCCTTTTTGTCCTTTGGCTCCATCGTTACCAGCATCTCCCTGAGGACCTGTTGGACCTGCTGGTCCTGTTGCTCCTGCTGGTCCTGTTGGACCTGCTACTGTACTATCAGCACCTGTGGCTCCCTTCTGTCCTTGAGCACCTTGAGGTCCTGTGGCACCTTGAGCACCAGTTGAACCTTGTGGACCTATATCACCTTTTGATCCTTGTGGACCTGTTGGACCTGCTACACCTTGAGCACCAGTTGTACCTTGAGCACCTGTGGCTCCAGTTTCACCTTTTTGTCCAGTATCACCTTTTTGTCCTTTATCTCCTGCTGATGAGGCCGCTACCCATGAACTATCATAATAAATGTATAGATCACCGTCATCACTTGCCCACCATAAGTCGCCTTCAGAGCCACCACTTGGGGAAACATTTGCAACGGCAACTGAGGCATCAACACTATCTAATGCTGAACTTATATCAACATTACTACTACCGCCACTAATTGAAATGACATTACCTGTCATACTTAGTGTTTGGTTAGTACCAGCACCTATTTCACCTTTTTGTCCTTGTGGTCCAGTTGCTCCAACTTCACCTTTATCTCCAGCAGTTCCTTGTGGTCCTGTTGGTCCTGCATCTCCTTGAGGTCCTGTTGCTCCAGTGGCTCCTTTATCTCCGGCAGTTCCTTGTGGTCCTTGTGGGCCAACTTCGCCTTTTGCTCCATCGTTTCCTGCTGGTCCAGTTGCACCTGCTGGTCCTGTTGGTCCAACATCTCCTTGTGCACCTTTATCTCCAGTTGCACCAGTTGTTCCCTGGGCACCTTGATCTCCTTTTGAACCTTTGTCTCCATTGGCTCCTGCAGGTCCTGTATTACCTACATTTCCTTGTGGACCTGTGGCTCCTGTTGCGCCAGTCTCTCCTACTTCACCCTTTTGTCCTTTTGCCCCATCACTACCTGCTGGGCCAGTTGCTCCAGTATCACCTTTGACTCCTGAACCTGAACCGGTAGCATCGATTGTAATTGTTTGAGCATTGCTATCTGCTGATATTGTTGCATTAGCACCTGCTATAAATGTTAATTGGTCTGCGGCTACATTTGCTACTACACTATTACCACCTTGTACACTTACAGTTTTAAATGCTTCGCCGGCTCCACCGCCTCCGCCACTGCCTGTGTTATTAATTGTAATAGTATCAGTACTTGCATCAGCAGTAATCGAAATACCGCTACCTGCTACAAAATTTAATGTATCTTGATTATTTTCTGCAATAATTAAGTCTTGTCCAGCAACACTAATATTTTTAAATATACCATCATTTAGTTGGGTATTATTAATTGTTACTGTATCGCCTGTAACTGATGTTGTTATACCTGTACCACCAACAATATTAAATGTATCGTCTTTGGCACTAGCATCTGTTGAACCTGAATCGCCTGTAAAACTCTTATAATATCTTAATGCAGATACATTAGAGGTAATTGCTGTATTAACTTCTGCTTTAGTGTACTTGTCAATACTACTATCATTTAATGTAGCATCAATTATAATTGAATCTGTTCCTGGATTAGCAGTAAAACTTACATTACTACCGCTAACTAAATTTAATGTATCATTATTGTTATCTGCAATAAGAAGTGTGCCATCTACATCGACGTTTTTAAATACGCCTGTGATAGCATCTGTTTTTGAAATCTGTATAGTATTGTTGGCTGTATATTGATTTACATCAATACCTGTTCCGCCCTCAAATCTAATTGCGTGGGTGGCACTTGTGGCACTGATTGTATTTGCTGAGCCAACACTAGTAACTGTGCTTATAGCATTTTGTAATTGTGCTGATGCAATATTGGCATCAACTTCTGCTTTGCTGTAAACACCTAAATTTGTTCTTGCTGTTGCGGCATCTGGTAAGTCACTTAAATTATTTGTTTTGTTGACTGCGTTTGCTAATGTTGCCGCTGTAATAATAGTTGAGCCATCTTCTAATCTAATGGCCGAGTCTGCTGTTCCTCTAAATCTGTTTGCAAATATATTTAAATATTTGTAATTGCTGTTACCAATGTCATATGACATTGTTGTATCTGGTGCACTTGTGGCACTCTTAGGAATATAATTTGCTAAGTTGGCAGTTAGTTGACTAGCAGTTAAACCACCAGTTTGTAATGTTGTCCAACTAACACCACCTGAACCATTTGTTACAAGTACTTGTCCGTTAGTACCATCTGATGTTGGTAATGTAAATGCGTTAGCAAATGTTGTACTTCTATTAGAATTTATTTTTAATGCTGGTGTTGTACTACTTGCACTACCTACATAAAATACAGTACTGTTTGCACTTCTAACTTCAATATGACCATCTGTGCTTTTTGTTCCTAATATTAAACTATGTTGTGAACTAAGTTCTACATCTGCGGCATCGTTTGAACTAATAACAAATCTTGTTTTAGCATCAAATCCTGCACTTTGACTGTTAGTAGGATAGTTTGCGTTATTTAATATACCTGCGTATGCTGTGATATTAGCATTATCACCAAAGTTTCTACCTGAGAAGATATTTGTATTGCCATTCACATTGTGAATGCTTAATGGTGTTGGTAGTGTATATGCTGTTGAGGAAACAGTAATAACGTTTGCAGATTCAGTTACAGTTGTTGCACCTGAGCCTTGTATCTTTTTAAAGTTTAATTGTGAACCGTCTTTTGCTGAGAATAGTCCAATGCCTGAAGCACCAACATTAGCACCACCAGTAACGGCGGCATTGGCATCTGAAGACAAACTATCTTGTGCTACAAAAATTCCTTGTGCAGAATCGTAAACTAGGATCTGATTATCGGTGATCCCGTCTATATTAAAAGTTAAATTATCTCCTGTTACATTTGGCATAGTATTCCTATTCTAATTTGCAATTATAATGTATTTATCAACTAAGTTGATTTAATTGCTTAATAAAATTTGTGAGATACTACCGTAAGATGACTCGTATGTACTACCATCGCCGACTCCTGTTCTATCTAGAACGGCTCTTAGGTATACATAATTACCCTTAAATGTGTGAATTTCTGTGCCTGTAGTTGCAGATGCTTTTTCAATTAGTTTAATATCTCCCCAATCGGCTGATTCAGGGGTTAATGATAGTGTGCCTTGCAGTTTAATCTTGCCTACAAAAGCATTTAACTTTACACTAACGGAGTGAATTCCGTCCGTATAACCGAAATAACTATCTGCTTTGATTTTGTCGCCGGTTAAACTCATGTTATCGCTTGAGTTTCCTAGCATTTCTAATGTTCTTCTCATAAGTAGCCTCAATTGTATTTATCTCAATAAGGCACTTATGAGAATGTTGTTAAACTTGTTCGAGTCGAGTCATCAGTCTTTCAGCACGGTTAGTTACTTGTTTGTGCCATCTTGAATCTCTACCTTCCTTTGCGGCTTCTTTCCAATCTTCTTTTAGAATTGCGGCATGCATTTTCTTAAACTTACTAAGTCTTGTACGACCCATGTTAAACATCATATTAACCAAGATTTGCTGGACCTCGTCTGGTAAGTCTCCAAACACCCCTTCTTCGTATAATAACTCACACTCAGATATTGCTGTGTCAAGGTCTCTTTCAAAACATTCTTTAACACGTTCTTCTGATACTGGTGTTCCAACTTCTGCTCCATGCTCTGGATCGGTGTCGAGGACCAAATGCCCCACTCCAAAAGTCGGGTATCCCAAGTGGTCGAGGTAGATCTCATTGACTACTCCTTCATCTATTTTAAGTTGCTCAAAAACTGCTTCTCTATCTAATTTTGTGTCTCTTCCAAATAATCCCATTTATAATTCCTCTGTGGTAACAACTTTATATATTTCGCTATTACCTACTGTTAATTGTAATTTAGCAACATCTTTTTTATTGGTCATGTAAACTGTTGATTTCCAACCATCACCAGTGTGTGTTACTTTTGCATCCATACTAAGTTTGCTAACTTTTTTAACCCAATCAATATTTGGCCAATACTTGTATGCTACATATCTATATTTATTAAAAAACAGTTGTCTTCTAAGTATTTGATTATTTGATGTAATAACATCATATTCTTCTTGCGAACGTATACCTTGTACACTAATTATACTATCTTTAAATTTTCTAATAAATTTTTTAGCAACTTTGCTATCTGAAAAATACACTGAATAATTTTTGTGCCATGCAAATTTCATTGTGTCCCAGCAGTACTGATTTTGAAATTTGTATATTTCTTCTAATACCATAGGATCGTGTATAAGCCAATTGCCTTTTACTTCTGCTTTGATATGATACTTATTCCACCATAATTTAAATGATGGCCGGATATCTATACCGGAAACAGTATTGCCTAAATTCATTTGACAGTGAATTCAAACTGCTCAATATAATCTACAAGTACTACGCCTTCCTCTATTTTATCAAACAATATTTTTTTACTAATTGGCTTCTTGACAACATCTTCGAACAATCTTTTTAAAGGCCTTGCACCCATGCTAGGTTCAAATCCGTTATCTGCAATATATTTCTTAGCCGCTTTGGTAAGTTCAATACTAACTTTACTGTCATTACTAGCAAGTAATTCGTTTGTTTCTCTAACAATTTTATCAATAATAAGATTAACTTCTTTCATTCCTAGTTTGTTAAACTTAACATAAGAGTCTATCCTGTTTCTAAACTCTGGTGTGAAGAAACTTTTGACTGCTTTTATATCTGTGTCTGTATGTGATGTTTCACCAAATCCAATCTTGCTTGTTTCTGCCTTGGCGGCACCTAAGTTACTTGTCATTATAAGTGTAACATTACTGAAGTCTACTTGCTTGCCTGTTGCACCTGTAAGTCTACCATCGTCCATTACTTGTAGTAACACTTGTAATACTTCTGGTGCGGCTTTCTCTACTTCATCTAGTAGCAACACACAATTAGGATTCTTATCAATTTCAGAAAGCAACATGCCTTGTCCTAGTTCGCCTTCTGCGTGTCCTACATAACCTGGAGGAGCACCAATTAGTTTACTTACACTATGTCTTTCCATATACTCTGACATGTCAAACTTAACAAGTTTAATATCTAATTCGTCTGCTAATGCTCTTGCTGTTTCTGTTTTACCTACACCAGTCGGTCCTACAAATAGGAAACTACCAATTGGTTTGTTTGGTTCTCTTAGGCCTGCTTTACTAACAAGTATACTTTCTACTAGTTTATCGACTGCTTCGTCTTGTCCAAACACTTTCTTTTTAATCTTTTTATCTAACTTGCTGAAGCCTTTTGTGTCTTTAACATCTACTACTTCTTGTTTAATTTTAGCAATCTTTGATACCTGTGCTACTACTGAGTCAAGATTTACAACTTTCTTTTCTAATACTTTAGTGACTGCACCTGCGGCATCTACAATGTCTAATGCTTTGTCTGGAAAGTACTTATTCTTAATATATCTGTCTGCCAATTCACATGCTTTTTCTATAGCACCTTCTTCATACTTGACTTTGTGGAACTCTTCGTAGTATGGCTGTAAGCCTTGGCATATTTTAATAGTATCTTTAAGTGTTGTTTCTTCTACGTCTAGTCTTGCAAACCTACGCATCAATGCTCTATCTTTCTCAAACGTACTTGCAAACTCATCTGGTGTAGTTGCACCAATACACAATAGTTTACCTTTGCCTAACAATGGCTTTAACATGTTTGCCGCATCTACTTGACTGCTACCAGCACTACCGGCACCCATAATCATATGTATTTCGTCAATAAACAGAATAGCATTTTCGTTCTTTTCTATCTGTTCTAAAACTGTTTTTAGTCTTTCTTCAAAGTCACCTCTAAACTTTGTACCTGCTAACATTGTACCAACATCTATTTGATAAACAGTTTTATCTTCTAGTGTTTTAGGAACTTGCTTGTTGATAATTTTCCATGCCATACCTTCTGCAATAGCAGTTTTACCTACTCCGGGTTCACCAACTAAGCATACGTTATTCTTTTTACGTCTAGCAAGTATTTCAACAACATCATTTACTTCTTCGCTTCTACCAATGAGAGGATCAATACTTCCGTTCATTGCTTCTTCGTTTAAGTTTTTAATGTAGTCTTGTGTTTCTTCTACTAGTTCGCCTTCAACGACATCGCCTAATATTTCAATTAAATTTTCTCTATGGCAACCATTAACTGCTAAAAAATATGCACTATGTGAATTTTCTTCATTTGTAATACTAACTAGCAAATCAATTGCAGATATTTTATCTCTACCATTAAAGATACTTTGTGCAAATGCTCTTTGAAAGACACGTTCAACTGCTACAGTTTTCTTAGGCTTGCCTGTGCTACCGCCTTCTGATTTAAGATTGTTGTACTCATCGTCATTAAGATAAGTCACAATGTCTGCTTCTAATTGTTTAATTTCAACATTACATTCACCTAATACTTTTTTAATCTCTTTATCTTTAATAAGAGCCAGAGCAACATGCTCTAGAGTCATATACTCATGACTAAATTGATTAGATATTTCGTATGCTTTTTCTATAATTCCTTCAACATTCATAATAGTATTTAATTATTTCTCCTACGTTCTTGATTAATTCTTCGTATAAGGTTAACATGATCATGATCTATGGATTCGGGTGCAGTAACAGACACTTGTAAAAGGAAGTCTCCTACTATACTGCTACGTGGATTTGTAAAACCCTCTCCTCTTAATTTAAGTCTAGAGTTAGGTTGTGTTAGTGCCGGAATGTTTACTGATAACATCCTGCCATTAACATGCCTAACTTCAATAGTGGTACCAACAATGGCTTCTAGATAATCAATTTCTACAATACCAATAAGGTCGTTACCATTTTTAGCAAATTCTCTATGTGGCTGATATCTGACTCTTACAAATAAATTACCTGGCGGTAAGTTAGGATCTTGCTGTGGGCCTTTGCCATGTAAAGTGAAACGAGTACCTTCTTCTGTGCCTTTTGGTATATTGAGATCTATAACACCTGTACCAACATCTATTCTTTTTGTTACACCAAAAAACACATCTTCCAATGATAATAGTATATCTGTTTGAGCATCAAAGTTTTGTTCTCTACGACGTTGACCTCTTTGTCCAAATATATCTCTAAATATATCTCCAAACGGATTGGCGCCACTAAAAGGATCACCACCACCAAAGCCTTCAAAAGGATTAGGATTATCATACTGACTACGTTTTTGTGGATCACTTAGTGTGTCGTATGCTTCTTGCACTCTTTTGAATTCTTCAGGGTTACCGCCTTTGTCAGGATGATGCTTACTCGCTAATTTGCGATATGCTTTTTTGATAGCGGAGGCATCAGCATCGCGGCTAACCCCCAATGTTTGGTAGTGATCCATATTAACTTATTATAATGTTCTTTGACAGAAATGTCAAGTGTTAATCGTCTTTTGTGAGTTTTTTTGGCTCAAAGTCACTAGACTTAATAATACTGCTACTGTCTTCTTTGCCTTGCTGTTCTTCTGGCTCATAGTATTGTTTATATGCTTCTATGATTGCTCTGTACTTTATGATTTGATTTCTCATTTGCACATTGTTTTTTTGTAATAGTTCGTAATCTTCGTCAGTAAGACCAAATAATACAGCATCTATGTTTGCTTTTTTAAGTTCAGCAAATACTTCTTCTTGGTTGCCTTCGTTTATAATCTTCCAATTAATTTGCTCCAATGCTACAACTGGAGGCATATCTAAGTCTAAAGGCATACGTTCTACTTCTTTAGTAAAGATTTCTAAAGACTTTGTAGATGCACAACCACTAATAAGGAACGTAATTAGGATTGGCAATATTAGTGCATTCTGCATTAATCTGCGATTTCTTAGTTGCATTTAACTCCTCCTCTGTTAGTGGTGAGCCTTGTGCTATTTCAAAACACCTTGCTCTTTGTTTTTCTCTTTTGCCTTCTATTCTTTGTATACTTTTAGGCTTTGCTACTGCTAATGCACCAACATCTCTTCTTTCGCCTGATGCATTTACTTTGTTAAACTTTTCATTTGCAAGATTTAAATCTGCTGTAAGTTTAGCATTGTTTTCATTTAACTGGTTATTGAGTGCGGTCTTAGTTTCTATATCACGTAACTGTTGCTCAATAACTGCTTGTTGTTGCTCAACAGCATTATTAAGTTTTTCATTGTTTAGTGTAAGGATTTCGTTTTCTGCTTTTAGATGTTGTACATACCATAAGCCTCCTGCGGCTCCGGACAACATTAGAAAAAAGAAAACTAGTTTAATTTGACCCAACATGTCTCTCTACTACTTCACATAGTGCAGACACAGTCATTATATCAAATGTTTCTTCTTCTGGTATGGATATACCTAGTTTGGATTCTATCTGAACAAATACATCAACTATGTCAAATTCATCACCGCCTAAGTCGTCCATTATATGACTGTCTACAGTAATATCTTTATCTTTGCCAAAATGTCCTTCTAGGACTTCTAAAATTTCTACTCTCATATTTTTCTCAATAACATAACATCGTCACTGCCTTCTCTAGAAATTGTAAACCTACCATCGCTAAAGTTATTAATTGCGTATGTTTTACCAATTGCATCAGCAAATGCCAAGTCATCGCTTAACATACTTCTAATAGGTTCTGATGAAATGTCTTCTAGTATATCTTTTTGACCAAAGTTGACTAATTCAAATTCAAATACTCTTTTACCTCTTTGAAATTGTATTGTATCTCTTTCTGTGTCTTTATCTAAACTTACGTTTGACATTAAACTGTCAATTAAAAAGTTACCTAAGTTTTCTTTGTAAGCAGATTCTTCTGCTTGTACTTTGTTTTGTTGGAATGTTTTTTTATCTACATACATATCTGGGTCCACTATTACAAAATCTTTCCATGTATCTTCGTGTAGTTTGAAATCTTGTTCTGCATAGTAAGGCTTTACAGTCCATGCTAATTTACCAGACAAGTTCTCTACATCATGTAAAATTTTATCTAATTTCTCAAAGACTTTATCGTCTCTGTCTACTTCAACAAACACCATGTAGTGTCCGTCTTCATTTGAGGCAGGTGATGCCTCGCAATCTAATGTTTCGTATGCTCCGGCCTCAATAAAGTTTGATAAGTCTTTAGCAGGATCAAGATCATCTACATAAAAGCCTATAACAATAACGTCTTTGTTGTCACCTGTTTTAGGTGCAAATTCGTCTAGGCTTACTTTAGGTATAACTAAGTCTACTAAATCTTCGTGCTTCATTATATGCCGCCTCCTAGTGGATCTGCTGGTGCAGGTGCTGATGGATCAACTCCTTGTTGTAACATTGCACCTTCGTCTGCATCCTGTGTAGATATAACATCGTCATTTATTTTAGTTTCTGCTTCATCATAATGTTCTAAATACTTTCTTGGTATTCTTAATTCGACTAACCATACAGGATCTGATTCTGTTTTAGTTTTTCTGTACACTCTATTACGTTTGATTTCGACTTCTATATCATCTGGACCCATTATCTTTTTAGGATATTCAAATACATCTTCATTAAATTTAACTTTGCAATCTTTGTTAGTTAAACGTAATGCTCCTTCTGGGTCTGGCATATCGTTTTTATCATACATCAATGTTAGGTCAATCCAGTATTTACTAGGACGTCCTACTTCGACTATCTTGCCCTTCTTCCAGTTCTTAAATGCATAAATACCTAGGTGCTCAAACAGACCATCTAGTTCTAATAGCATATCAAGAAGTGTACGATCTTGGTTGATTGCTTTAATAGTGTTGTTTATATCTTCAGATGTATATTTTGACATACAAGTATTTATCAAAGTTATTAAATGAGTTGTTTTAACATTGACGTCAAATACTAAATAATATTACATGATGATTAACAACCATTTAAAAAGTTGTAGAAATACATACAGAACCCCACCGTTCATGGAACCCATGCACGGTTTTTTTATGGCTCTAATAAGGAGACAACCATGTCAAGAAAAAAACGCAAAGAACGAGAATTCAAGGCGAAAATACGCCAACTACAAACGGAGGAATTAATATTGAAACTTGATAACAGATATAATACGAAGACGGCTAATTGTACAGTAGTACCTAGAAACATAACCCAAGACAATTTACTTGCATCACTAGAGCATACAAATACGTCTATTACATTTGCTGTAGGACCAGCAGGTACGGGTAAAACATATATTGCTACAAAGAAGGCCGTACAGTCGTTAATGTCTGGAATGGTGTCCAAAATAGTTATTACAAGGCCAGCAATAAGTGTTGATGAGCAACACGGCTTCTTACCTGGTACATTACAGGATAAGATGGCTCCATGGACTAGGCCAATTATAGATATTTTTGAGGAACACTTTACACCCAGTCACATAGAAAATATGATAGACGCAAACATTATTGAGATTGCACCACTGGCATATATGAGAGGTAGAACATTTAAAAACTCATTTGTTATTGCAGATGAAATGCAAAATGCAACTATTGAACAGATGAAAATGCTTTTAACTAGAATAGGCGTAGGCAGTAAAATGGTTATTACTGGTGACTTACGTCAACATGATAGAGGCTTTGGTGACAATGGATTAAAGGATTTCTTAGAAAGACTAGAAGAAAAGGATTACGAATTCATTAGAACAATAGAATTTACTAGCAAAGATATAGAAAGGCACCCTGCTGTTGCAGAAATACTAAGTGTCTATAATGATTTAAACTAATCTTTGTAAGATAATTTCGCTAACTTGGCCGACTTGGTTATGCTCTAAATCATACAAGTCGGTCATCCTATCAACTGCACTTTTAATAGCAACCAGAGGGTCGCTTTTGTTTTGTTTAATATGCGTGTAGACAAACCCACCTTCTCTAAATTCAGGCTCGTACTTAATCATTTCTTCTGCTACTGTAACCAGGTCGACCATAATGATAACTCGTTGATTTCTATTTCTTGTGGTTTATCAATGCACCACTTAATTGCTTCTGCTACTGTTTCAGGTGAAAGTTTATTGTAATCTTTAGCACGTGGCGGTATCATATCAGTATCTACATAGCCTGGATTAATATTAATTACTCTGACTCTTTTATTCATATCGCTGAATACATTAGATTGTGCTATATGATCTAAATGCTTTTTATCTGCTCCATACAATGATGTCCTAACACCGTCATACTTGCTTCTACTATTAATATTTACAATAGTTTTAGTATCGTCTGTTCTCCACAAGTTAAACAATTGATCAAAAAGTTCAGATTGTTTAGTGCCACTGTATGCATTATTAATAAACATATCACAGGAGTTGGCTGTCATTATGATAGGTTTGATTTCATTTATATCAAAGCCATTGCTTCTACTCATACCAATTACATCATGCTCTTTGCTTAGTAAATCAAAACATGCTTTACCAATGCCTTTGCTATGTCCTGTAATTGCTATTTTCAACTGTTCTTCCTTTTAAAGTACATGTAGATTCCATAGGCACTGATTATAAACCAAAAGAATTCTATTACCAAACTTGCTAGGTTAGGTGTGTAAACTAGACTAACTGTTACAAGTATTGCTACAATTAAGTTATTGAAACTGTACCAAAAACCCTTAGGGTCTATGCGTTCTAATTGTAATAATGCGTATGTGACTATAAGTAATGCCACACCTGTGAATCCTATTATATCGGGTATTGTAATCATGCTGATGCTGTATATTGTTTTGATATGTATTGCATTTTCCTAAACACACTCATCATACCAATTTGTCTTTGCATACTAAGTTGAGCACCTAATGGTATCTTTTGTACGGAAGACATGTTAAAATTAAGCATATCATTTGGTTGGTAACCACTGAATGCCTCTACTAAAATATGTAATAAACCTTTAACAAGTTTACTGTCTGAATGTGCATAGAATTGCAATGTATTGTTTTCGTCTAGTATGTGTGTTAACCACACATCGCTTTGACATCCTGCAACATAGTTTTCGTCATTAATCATTTCTGTAACACCAATACCTGCAAGACTGTCGCCTAATTCAATTAAGTATTCATAACGGTCTAAATCAGTTTCTAATGCTTCTAGTGTTTCTACTATGGGTTCTATAGTTGCTATCATCTTATCTTCTTGTTTTTACTAACTGCTTTTTCTAGCAGTGATAATTTAATGTTTTTACTTTGAGCATAATTGATTAATGCTTCTGTGTCCTTAGGAAAACAATGTCCACCAAAGCCAAACTCGCCATCAGTCCCGGGCACTTTCATATGACTATTGCCCATGCGTGGATCTCTTGTTAGCATATCTGTAAACTGATCCCAACTAACCATACTGCTACTTGCTTGTTGTAGGTTGTATAGTTCATTAAAGAAAACAACTTTAGTTGCTAACCAACTATTAATAGTATACTTAATCAAACTTGCAGTACTCAAGTCTACTTTGAATGTCGGAACTACTCTCACATTGCTATACCTATTGTATGCTTTTTCAACTGTGTCGCAGTCTTTCCATTTCCCTCCGAGTACTTGCATGTTTGGATTAACAAAGTCCTGTGAAGCATTTGCTTCAGTGAGAAACTCTGGATTATAAACTATTTTTAATTTGTAGGATTTTTTAAATATATGTAAGTAGTCAGGTATAATTGTGCTTTTAACAACAACTATACCTTTATACTCACAATCGTTTAATTCTTGTAGAACTTCAGTAACAATGTCTACATTAACACTACCGTCTTCATTAGGTGGTGTCGGAACACAAACGAAAGTAAGTGGTGGATCAAAGTCATTGACAAGTTTATCAATTGTGTTGTCCTCTGAAATTTTAGGATCCACCACGTACTGTTCTATATTAGAAAAGCCATCACTGACAGCACTTCCTACAAAACCTTTACCTATAATTCCTATTTTATACTTCATTAAGTAACCAATTTAATTTTTTATTTACATACCTATTTACTGTTTGATCTGTAATATAAGTTGCTTTTTGAACAAGACCTAATCCTGACAAGGTTTCTTTTTGTTCATACCAGTCGTTTCTTGATGATGCTATGCCTTGTGCCATGACACTTTGCCAAGTAAATGCTTCAATATGATTTGTTATGACATTTCTTTTTTGTATTGCTTTTGAGGCTATGTCAGTACGTTCTTTTGCTTCTGATTTATTAGTGTATTCGTTTGACCATTCTAATGTATTTTCGTCTATGGTGTAACCAAATCTTTCTGGGTATATATCTATATCAGCAAAGGCGCCTTCGTCCCATGCTAACCATTCTCCACCAAAGTCTTTGTAGCCAGGATGATTCTTTTTAGGCTCAATGATTAATGTTATAGTACCAGCATTATCAACAAGTAAATTGTCTTCACAGTATCTTAAATTTTTTTCAAACTCTTCGTAACTGTCGTTTGCTAATCCAAATATAAAACCTGAACTAATCCAAAAGTCATCTATTTCTTTTCTTAACCTTTGAGAAACATACACAAGATCTTCTATTGTGCTTTTCTTTCTTGTGGCTTTTATTGCGGCATTACCAAAACTTTCTATACCAAAGTTAGCACCATTCATTCCAATTTCTTTATACAAATCAATTTGGTGAGGTCTTTTTGCCATAACATCAAGTCTAGCAAAAGATGTTATTCTGGGTTTGAAACTTAATTTATTAACAACTTTAGCAAGTAATTCAAGTTTTTCATCTGACTCATTAATTGTATCGTCTGCGGCGTAAAAGTGTGTAATACCGTATGTATCATATGCGTGTTGCATTGTGTAATAAAGTTGCTCTTCGCAATTCATATATAAAGTCTTAGACGCTCGTAATGGATAATTGCAAAAACTACAATTAAATTTACAGCCTAATGCAACTTCAAATCCTATTACGTCAGTAGATTCTAAAAAGTCATCATCTTTAAATAAACCGTATGTAATAGGTTTTTCAATGTCATAATTATAATTATGGTTAGCAAAAATATTTGTAAACTCTGGATTTTGTATAAACTTTGACATGTCTTTACCAGCAACAAAATCTGTTAGCATTTCTGCACATCTACCTAAGAAAATACCATCGCAATGTTTCATGTATTCCATGTCGTTACGTTGTACTCTTCTATTGCCTCCATATAATATTTTTGCATTAGGCAATTTACTTTTAATTTTACGAGCAAGTGCAATATACTCTTGCTCTAGTCCCATAGATAGAGTGGCACTTATACATATAAACTGTACATCTGAATTGCGTAAAAAATTTATTACACCTTTGATTAAGTCTTCTTCGTCAAAATGAAAACAAAAATCTATAACAGTTGATTCTACACCTAACTTTTCAAATTCGTGTTTGATAACATGAGCACCTAAAGATCTGTAGTTTGCTGGAAAAGTAGAACGAATTATTTCTTTAGATATTCTTGGCTTTTGTTTGTTAGATTCAGATATAACAACTGCTTTCTTTTTCATGCTAATATTTATTAACCCATAGCATTCATCTCTAGTTCTACTAGAGTTGCACTAAGGTTAATCTCTGGGTCTGCACAAGACACACTCTTCACCATACCGTCTCTTATGATAACAATGCTTTGGTCTTGCTTCAGTGGCTCTGCTCCCCATAAATCTAAGTTCCTGTATAAAAACTTAAACACATCTTCGTATTCTTCGGGCCTTGCTTGGTCACAAATAAGTGTTCTTGCTTCTTTGTATTTGCCTGCTTTGAATAACTCTACCATAGATAGCATCCAGTCGCTTTGTGCGGCATCGCCATCTTGAGGACTTTGTAATACACCGTCGACTACATTTTGTTGTACCAAGTTGATGCTCTTACGAAGATCTGGATAACTTGCTTGTACATAAGTGTCAAGGGTTTCTAAATCTATCTGTACGCCCTCTTCAACACAGATAGTTGCTATCCTGGCTGTAAATTCATTTATGTCTAGTTTCTCAATATGGAAACCTTGGGACCTAGAATGAAGAGCCGGGATAATTCTTTGTGGGTAGTTACAGGTTAATATGAACCTAGCAGTTGTATGATACATTTCCATCATACCACGTAACGCCGCCTGCCCATTAGGAGTAATGTAATCTGCTTCATCTAGCAATACATACTTAAACTCTCCAAACGGCATAGTACTCACAAAGTTTGTGATTCTATCTCTAATAACGTCAATACCATTTTCGTTACTAGCATTAATTTCAAGTATATCAAATTGATCTACTTCTAAACTGTGTAGCAATACCTTTGCTAATGTAGTTTTACCTGTACCTGGAGCACCACTAAACAGTAAGTGTGGCAATGCACCATCATTAATCCAGCCTTCTATCTGCTTACGTTGATTGATATCTCTAAATACATATCCATCTACTGTGTTAGGTCTGTATTTTTCTACCCATAATTCTTTCATTTAAAAACCTCAATAGTTGTTGTGTCGTTATGTTCATTAAAAAGAAAGTTTCTAGACTTTGTTACTTTCTTAACAGCACCTGCAACTCTATAATATGTAACTAGTTCTTGCTTAATAACATCTTCACTTGCTATTGGATACAAACCATTTGCATTTGCATGATTAGTATCATCTGTATAATCGTCAGTTTCCTGTGCATCATACAGTTCATCAAATAAGTTACCTTGTTTCATATATATTCCTTTTGTGTATTATAAACTAAATGTAGATAAAAGTCAACTATTTTTCGTAGCCAAAACATTCAAAATCTTCTTTCCAGTATTCTGCAATTTTGTCTCTATTGTTGTTGTGATCTAATAATTGCATAAAGTCTGATGTTGTTCTATTATCGCTTGGGTGTCTAGCATGAAAATTATTTGCTTTATGTATTTTTGTTTCCTTGCCTATGATTAATTTAGACACTTCAGGCCAACGTTCTTGTAGTTCTTCTTGTTTTAAAACAAAATCAAAAAATTCTATATTGGATGGTTCATTGTCTAGTATTGTATGTATCAAAGGTTCGTTTACCAATGTAACTTGCCACCAATGCCTTGCTTCATTGCCGCTCATGTAATCGCACATCTCATCTAAGAAATATGTAAATGCTTCTATGTGCTTGTCCATATCATCAGTCATTTTATATAGAGACATATCAATTTGTGTAGAATGGTCTGCATTGGGTGGTGGTTGGTTAGGGTGATCAGGGTCACTTATGTTTACAGGAAAGTAAGGAGCATAATGCCAAATGTCTGCTAGATAACCTGCTACTACTCTTGAATATGGATTACGACAAAAAGTTACTTTAGGTGCGGCTAGTATATCGTTTTCTACTACATCAAATAAATCATAATTAATAGACCAGTTGTCGCCTGACAAGTCTAAATAATTTTCTCTACCAATGTATGCTTCAAGCCAGACATTTAATGAGTTTGAACCGCAACGTCTACCTTTAACAAACACAAAAGGGTATGCTTGTTTTTTGCCAATCAGGATTTCCACTATCTTTTTCTTTTAAGTTGATGTTCTATTTCTTTTTTTCTATGCTCGTGTAAGAATATATCTTCATCTACATAAGTAGGTGCATTGTCTAATGCCTTTTTGGCTTGGAAGTAAACTTCATAAATCTTTTTCTTACAACCCCAACCATTAAAGCCATCTATGTTTGGGTCGTGCATTACTCCTTCCCATTGCCATAGTTGTTCTGCTATTGCTCTGTTACCTGTCTTTTCAATGTACGGCATGTGCTTTCCTCAATTCTTTATTCTTAAACCAAACCCTTACAAAATATTTTCTTGTAATGGCAACTAAAGTAAACCAAAATGTTAGGAATACCGAAGTCCAAAAGATTATATCTCCTTCGCTATCTAAATTAGGTATGAATGTTCTATTGGCAATGTACAATAGCAACATGTTCAGCGGAAAGTTAATAACTAATGCTAATGCTGTATCGCCTAGTGATTCTTTTAAGGACTGTGTATCTATACTCACACTTCACCAGATTCAGTATAAATTTCTTGTTTAGCAGTCTGTTTAGCAGTATAAACTCTTTGATCATCTCTTAGTGAAGATGTGACTTGCTGGCTTTCATAGTATTCTGTTGGCAGTACACTTCCTGGGAAATACCCTAGTACACCGTCATGATAGTCTACTTTCCAAAACATAAATTTATCATTGTATCTGGCTCCTGAAGAAACATGTTTGTCTACATCTTCAGGCATCACACCAATCGTTTCTGAGAGTTGCTCTCTGTATTCATCAATTGGTAATTGTATATTAGGAGTCCATCTACCGTGTTTAACTACTACCCAGTAGCCTGGTTTAAGTTCGTCGCCAAACTTTTCTCTGATAGTTGGACCTACACTAAAAACTTGGAACCATCTGCTTCTAACACCTGATTCCTTGCTGTCATCGTTTGGTATAATAATACCACTGGCTAATTTCTTCTCACCGAAGTCGCCATTTATACATAAAAGGTTGTCACCTATTGCTTTTAATCTATGCATCGTCTTCCCAGTCGTCCTCAAATATTGGCACCATTTCTATATCTCCATTGGGCAGTTCCACCTCCTTATACCCTATTGGTTCTTTGCTTTGTGCCTGTGCTTTTGATTTTGCAACCTGTGTTTTAGTAAGTTCTTCTACATCTTTTTCTTCTTGCATTTTAACTTCTTGTTTTACAGGTTCTTCTTTAACTACTGGGTCCGGCTGTATTTTAGCCTCTGACTTGCCTGTTGCGGCAGTTTTGACTTCTGGTGATAAATCAGAAGGTTCTGCATTTACACCACTAAAGGATGGTTGTGCATTTTTAATACTAACTTGGCCAGACTCAGAACCATCAACATTCTTATAATGATCTCTTGCTCTTTGATCTGCTGTTTTGATAATTTGGCCACCTGGTCCGATGAGGTCACCTTTACCATTTACGGGCATGTTGCCAATAGCAGGAGCATCGCCTTGCTGAGCAATAATAGATTCCATATCTATGACTTTGCCTTTGCTTGTTAAATGTTTACTCATCTTTTAAAAATTCCTTAATGTCTAAATTGTATTTAAGGCTATCAACTTTGTGTATGCCTATTAAGTATAATACATAACTTGCAACACTACTACCTCTACCAACACCCCAAACAATCTCATGTTTTCGCATGGTATCAATAATATATATCAATGCCCTTAGAATAGGATATAGGTTCCTGGCCCTATACAGTTCTAATTCATCTACTACTCTATTTATTTGATCTTGGGTGGGTTCGGGTGGTAGTTTATGGACAACATATTGATCGATATCTATATCTTTATAGTGATCTGGAATCATCCATTGTGATTGCATACTGGTATGATATGTATCTACGTCGATGCCCATGTTGGCTAACAGTTGTAATGGATTTATTTCCAGTTCATTGCAATTACTATTAAAAGTGTTTACGTCTTCAGTAGATATAAAGTCAATGCCTTCTAGCACTTTGTTGTTATACAGCAACTCAATGCCAACGTTTTCGCAGTTTTGACTTCTACTGAACTTATCTAAACGATCTTTGGTTTCCATGATTTCTTTTTGTATTCATCTAAATTAATAATTTCGCCTGTGTCTTTTGATTCTGGATTAAGTATTGTTCTAACTTTGTTTTCAATTGTGTCAAACGGTTCTGTTACATGATGTTGCGTGTTTTCAAAATGGTTTGCCATAAAGTTATCATATTCTTCTTGATCTTTTGCACTACCATCGTATGTGGATATGTCATTTCTAAACCACCATGGTATTTCATTGAACTTTATACCATCTATCATTGTGTCCATGCTAGGCAAATACTCATAATTTAACTCATCATCTGTATAAGTATAACTGGTTTTTGTTCGTAAGTCAATGATTTCTACATTACCTATGTAACAATGCTCTGTGATTGCATTAAACTTAGAGTGTAAAACTATATTTAAACATGCATCGCCAGTGTTAGGAACATAAACTAAAGGATTATCTAAGTCCATACAATTCTTTAAAACAAAATTAGCACCTCCTGGATCAAATACTAATGAATTATCAAATACTGCTTCTAGCATAAAATTCATTTTGTGATAGTTTAGTGAATGATAGTATGAAACATCTTTTTCTTTAAAGCCATCTTCTGGTAGTAGTGTAAATTCAATATTGATTGTGTATGGTATTATATCTAAAGAGTACATAGTATCTTCTGTACTAGATAATACTTTCATCATATAGATATCTTTTGTTATTTTAGTGTAATTATTTCTTGTTGTTATAAACATAATGTTGTGCTAGTAATTTTGTAATTGCTGTTTGTCTTAATTCTTCTTTAACTTCCTCAGGTACAGGATCAGGTTGTACTTCCATTTCACCTTCGCCTATTTCGTATACACCGACACCCTCTTCTATATCTTTTTTTGCCATGTTCAATTGAATACGTTCTCTATATTCAAATCTTGCTTCGTTAATATACTCTTCTAACTGTCTGAAAGCAGGATAGTTTGGATTAGCAGTAAGTAACTTCTTAGACAAATCGTCTATGTGAGTAAGAAGTTCCTCATCATTGTATTTGCTAAAATCATTAAACATTTTTTACTTTTAAAAGATACTTAGTGTAAGCCATTTTATCTTTGAAACCTATCTGTCTTCCCCTAATCATTACATCATATATCTTTAATTTTTCTTTTAAACAAAACTCTCTAGACAATTTATGATGTGCCTTATTATTTATAGGTGCCTTGTACTTAAAGGACTCCCATAGTGAATTCATACCAAAGGTTCTTTCTTCTAATGTAGGGTCAAGTTTACCAAAGATTATATTGCTTTCTTCGTCAGAGTATACTTGGTTCAGTGGTTTCGTAGAATTTGTCATAGTTTGTTTGACTTAATGTATTAAATGCAAAACGTTGGCTAAAAATCATATCTAAGTTTGGTAAAGCATTCTTTACACAAAACTCAATAGCAAAGTTTTGATTTCTACCGCCAATTGATAGTTGATAATTGTTAATAATACTTTCGTTAAATCCTGCAGGTAGTTTGTAATTATTCAGTTTAGATCTTCCTGGATTTACAATGTTATAGTCCTCAAAAGACAGTTGTGACCTGAGGTGTTTAATGTCTTTTACGCCTACATACGCCGTCTGTATTGCATTGTTTTCTGCTTCAACGAACTTTATAATACTTCTGCTATTAGAACTGGTTAATAAAGTGTATTTTTCTTCTTGCTCTAGTATTTGCCATTCCCAATTAGCCATATAAAAGTCTATGGTTTCTTGCATATTATTAGTATGATACACTAACCCATAAAAATTAATTAACTCACTGGGGTCACGTGTTACGTTTCTTCTATCAAAGGAATCATTTAAATAAGACTCCATTGCATGTTCGCCTGCCACAGTTAATGAGAAACCATTAGGATCTTCTAACTCTTGAAACCCATCTGGTTCATCACTAAAAAAGCCTAATCCATATACACCGCTATTCTCGTTAATTACAGTTTTTACATGCAGTATAACACCGCCGGCGGTATGCCATGAAGACACATCTTCTAGGCTTTCGTTTGCTTGTCTGAATCCTAATGATAGAAAGTTATCAAATATATCAGGATCTTGTATAGAATTTTTATACTTTAGAAATGTTAAATCAATCGATGGTTTTGTCATTGTCCTGCTCCTCAGCAGTATCACAAGACTGGCAACAATCAGGTGTACCGCACTTATCGTGAAGTACCCCGTCTTCGTCGTAGCCTTCTTTGTTTACTTTTTTAGGTGTATAGACTTGAGGTTTAAATTCTTTTAATAGATCCATACAGATATTTATCTGTTTTACTATGGACGTTTATCAACAATCTCGTCTATCAACCCGTAATCTAACGCCTCATTGGCTGTCATAAAATTATCACGTTCTATGTCAGCATTAACCTCTTCAAAGGTTTTTCCTTTGCTGTTATGTTTTACATAGATCTCAGTTAATTCTGTTCGCATTCTGCGTATTTCTTGTGCGGCAATTTCGATATCTGATTGCTGTCCTCTTGCACCACCACTTGGCTGGTGTATCATATGTCTTGCTTTTGGTAGCATAAATCTTTTACCAGGTGCTCCTGCTGTTGCAAGTAGACTGCCCATACTACATGCCTGCCCCATAACAATAGTTGACACATCTGGTTTGATATATTGCATTGTGTCATACATTGCCATACCAGCAGTAACTACGCCACCTGGTGAGTTAATATAAAAATTAATATCTTCTGTACTGTCTTCTGCTTCTAAGAAAAGTAACTGAGCACAAATACTATTTGATACCTGATCGTTTACTTCGCCATTTAAAAATACAATTCTTTCTTTTAATAATCTGCTGTAGATGTCGTAACTACGTTCGCCACCTGCTACTTTTTCTACTACATAAGGTATAAAATTCATTGTTGCTCCTAGTTAATATCTCCCCACCTTCTTTTGTCAGGCGGAAATGCTTTGTAATTATTTATAGATTCGTATTTTTGATCTGGTACCATTTTGATGATATCAGGAAAAGTGTTTTCTATAATAACTTTGTGTATTGTACTACAAAATGTTTGTTGCGTCAAGTCATCAATAGACAAACCCAACATTAATTGTGGTATCTCAGGAACTCGCCATGGCGATATTATATTGTGATAGTCAATAGATAGTATTTCTTTGTTATGCAATATTTGATTTAGTACAAATTTCTTTGCTTCTGTTATATCTGTGCCTTCGTATATAGGAAAGTCGTCTGGTATAGTTTCACTAATATGAAAGTTATACAGATAAGAATTAGGGTGTTTATTTAATTCTTCATGATAATCTAAGCCAAAGCAATTCATTATAGAAGTAGCATGGTGCGGAAACCTTAATGTTTCAATGCCTCCTACGAATCCAGTTAGCATTGCTGTAAAAGGCTCACTGACTATACATTCTTTGTATGCAATATATCTGTTTAAGTATTCATTATATAATGGTGTTCTATAATTCTTTGTGTGTATTTTAACAAGGTCGGGTATTTCTAATCCACTTGTAGAATAATTTATTGATATAGGAAATTTATATTTTTTAATTATTGCTAGGACTACTGCTGTATCTAGTCCGCCACTAAAAAACAATGCAGATTTATTATACTCAGAACAGGCAGATGAAATTCTTTCTGCTATTTTTTCTTCTATAATTTTTGCGGCTGTTTCAAATGTAATATCTTCAAATCCAAAATCAGGAATAATTGATTCAGTAAAATGTGATTGGCCGTCATATTTAAAATGATCTATACTGCAAGGTGTGTTATTATCATAGAAACAATAATTATTAGTTAATAACAGTCCTGTGTCATTATTAAAATATGTTTTACTTTGATGATATAAAGGCATAGATATATCTATTGAGCCATCTACAATATCAATTTTTACATACTCATACTTGAAACCTTTGTAAAAACCTGTGTCAGTAGTCTCCCAGTAACCATCTAGATACAAACATATATCGTCATTCTCATACTGACATGTTAAGAATTTTGGTTTAGGATAATCTTTTTTAGCAAGTAAGAATATCATCTTCCCTCAATAGACCAGTGTTGATAAACACCTTGCACACATACTGCTTGATAATATGCGTCTTCGTCTGCACTATGAAGATTTTGTTGTATGGCTTTACGAGGATCAACAGGCATCATATTAAATATAGTTCTGCAATCCATTACCTGCCAGAAGGCCCAATTCATGTGATGACCAAACTGCTTGTACAAATTTTCTAATATTACCATATCGAACTGCGGGCCTTGACACCATATTTTATCAACACCCACTAAATATTTATTGAGATCTTTAAAGAATTGATCTAAAGTAATTCTGTTGTCTTCTGTGAATGCTTCGTCTTGAATGTGTTGCGGTTGTCCTGCCCACCATTTGAGTGTGTCGTCTAACACACTACGATCAGCATCCATCTGTTCGTCAGCACTTGGACGCCATAATGTTTTAGCATGTGGGTCTGTTAGTTTATATGGATCAAATTTTACTGCACCCACAGATAGTACAACACAATCAGGCTCAGTGCCTAGTGTTTCTATATCTATCATCGCATGTGTGGCCATAAGATTACTCCAGTAAAGTAATATTATATGGAATTTTTATAGAAAAGTCAAGTCTTTTTCGCTTAACCAAGTGATAAATGATCTGCGTTCGCCAGAAGTGACTTCAGTAATTTCATGTGGAACATGACCGCCATTAAATAAACACACAAAACCTTTTTGCTTAGGAATAATCCAATCACCTATTACAACATCGCCACCAGTGTAATCGCTTTCATCAGACAACTGAATAATCAATGTCCATTGGCGTTTTTTAAGTATTTCGGTATCTCCTGAATCAATGTGGTTCCTTAAGAAGTCACCTGTTTCATACCTAATAACCTTTGCCCACTGATCAAAATTACCGCATATCCAATGATCTAATTTACTTTTTAAAAAGTCCCTACCAGTAATAACAGTATCACCAAAGTAAGAATTTGAATGAGTATCGCCAAGATCAACTATAGTTTCGGTTCTTTTGCTCATATCTGGTCGATATTTTTCGTCAACATCAACTATTTTATCGCCTTCCATAGCAATATTAAATACAGTTGCTTGATGAAATGGATCTTTAGGGAATTGATTATAGATAATATCACACTCTTCTGGTGTAAATATTTGACCTTGTACTCTATTAAGAACTCTACGCTCAGGATTATGTTTAAAAAATTCCTCTTTAGAGGTAAACATTAATTGTCCTCGTATTCGAGTTCGTCAATTTTGTTTTGAATGTCGCGGATTGCGTCTTCGAATGGTTCTTCTAATTGATATATAGCAGACTCTAAATCATTCTTTAGTTCTAATACTTTGCTTTCATCGTATTTGTCTAACTCTAAGCCTACATCTTCTGCTACACCGGCCAACTTAGATATAATTTCAATGTGTGTATCCACATACTTAATATCTCTAGTAATGTTTCTTGCCATACCTAATGCACCTTCTAACTTATAAAGTTTATCTTCTAGTGTGCTAATTTCTTCCTGGCTTTCAGTAATTTGTAATTCAGGTATAGCAATGTATACACCATCAACTGAAATCTTAACATCTTCAGGTTTAAGAGGACTAACACCTTGTTGTACAGGATTTATTAATCTTTTTGCTTTGTCTTTAGCAAATGCTAAATCCTTACCTGAATAGGCTGGCAACCAATCAGTTTGTTTATTAGGTAAAGTAATTCTTGCCATTACTTTGATTTCTGGTGCTGGCTTACCAAACTTGTCTCTAGCATCAATGATATCACCTTCATAAATGCCGTCTTTGACTGAACCTACTTTTGCTTTCTTTTTCTTCTTCTTTTTCTTTTTGCCTGGAGGACTCCAGTAACCGCCATAGCCTACAAAGAAACCGCCTCGTGATGTAGTTGGCTCTGAAGAAGTGGAGTCAGCGGATGAAGTTGTGCCACTGTCGCCAGTGCTACCTCCGTCTGCAGACCCACCGTCTCCACTTGAACCTGTTGCACTACCACCAGCAGATGCACCACCAGAACCACCTGCGGCTCCGCCGCCTGCTCCAGCACCGCCTCCGCCGCCACCGGCTTCTGCGTCTAGCCTCTTTTTATGCAAGGCTTCTATGACTTCTTTATAGTTCATCTTAGTATGTTGCGTCTAAGGTTTCTATTTCTTCTCTAGTTAGATCTGAATCTGCTAAAGTACTTGCATCGTATCCAGTTGCTTTGTGCAATGTTCCATTTTCAATATGCTCAAAGTACTGTGTAATAGTACCACTAACGTCTCTGCAAAAAATACACTTGTATTCTGTTTCATCAACGGGTGTATTACCAGTTGCCGCTGGTGTTTCTTTAGCGGCCGCTAATGCTACATCAGGGTCTACCCCTTTTGCAACCATGTCATCTCTAATCTTTTGCCATGTATCTAATGGCGTTGCTAATGTATAGTGACTCATCTTATTCCTCTTTATAAATTGTCCAGGCACCATATGCAATCATGCCCCAACCTATTAAACTTGTTGGTATTAGTATCATTACAATACCACCACCTATTAGGACTGCACCGTCCCAACTGGTTCTCTCTTGTGTTCTGTCAAATATCCAATCTTTAAGTTTATCCATTTTGATCTCCTATTTGTAATAGTATTTATCTACTTACCTTGCGGAGACTCTTCATCTAGGTTATCTACATGCTGAATATAATGTGGCATACCGTGATCTGCTACAAAATCAAAGAACTTAAACTGTTTACATGCGGCCCAAAAGCCTCTCCAACCGTCTTTGATTCTTTGCCATATAGTCGAGTTTCTAATATTACCATAACTATTGATGTACATTAGTTTGCCACCATGTACAAATCCAAACAATGCAGGTGGTACTCTAGGCACAATGTCGTTGTTATTTACATATCTGTGGTATGAACCTATTTTACAACCTTCTAAATGTCTTCTAAACTTCCTTGTTCCTACTCTTGGTTGTCCAAAAGTTCTAAGTTCTTCAACAGGTATCTTGTCGTGGCATAACATTTCTGCTACTAAAACTGCCATAGCACCGCCTAAACTGTGCCCACATACATATACTTTTTCGTCTTTCTTTCTACCGGCCTTTACTGCCTCTAGAATGCCTGGGTAGACTTTGTTAGCCTCTTCCCAAAATCCTGAATGAACCATACCATTTCTATCGTGTCTTACAGGAATAGTCTTTAAGTCTGCTAGAACATCAGCGAACTGAGTTGGCTCTGTCCCTCTACATGCTACAACTATTTTACCTGCTCCATAGTATACCCATGCTTGGGCATTCTCTACAGAAACGAACACTGGATTCTTTTTGCCAAATCCAGGAGGTCTTTTCTTTTTTCTTTCAGGGTCATCGGGGTCTAGGTAACTGCGTCCTGCCAAACGTGCCATTACTTTGGCTTGTGATATCTCTTCCAGATTATCACTAATAAGTTTGTTTTCTACTGTCATAATTACTCCTACCTAATTATGCTAGTATTTATCGATAAATAAGAATATTACTGTAGGAGTAATTTAATGGTAACTGAATTAGTTCCGTATTCTTTTAAGAAAGATATGTTGTTGGTCTGTTCTATAGGACTCAACATAGGATTTATTATAGGCATTCTGCTTATATAAAGAAAGGCCCCACATGAAGTGAGGCCTTGTGTCTCTGTTAATAAACCTTTGCTCTGGGCAAGAGTATTTACTTAGAATCTAATGATAGGTTCCATAGCGAGGTACATAAACCAGACCATAAAGGCTAAGCCTCCAAACGTGGCAATATCATTGCACGTCTGTCCGTCTGGACAATACTTCTCTTTGAAGTTTTCAAAGGATGTTGGTAAATTTGTAAAGGTTCCAGAAACAAAACTTTTAATTGTATCTGTTGTCATATTTTTCTCCTAGTCTAAATAACAATTAGCACTAGTCGTTCACATGTTCTTACGAACCATGCTCAGGGGTTAAAGTTCCTTAACTTTTGTGATTTCGTTTTGTTGTATCTTCTTAATGAGACCTACAGTGAATACATACCACTACAACCGACAATCAATCAACCGTCCTGTTGCGGAAGAGACCAATAATCTTCCAACGATTATTTATCATTAATTAACACATCAGTTAAGTTTTATGGTGTTTTAAGTGGAAAACAAAACTTTGCCCCAACCTTGTCTTCTTTTGTAATACATTCTGTCTAAGTATTCTTCTTCACTGTCGCATGGCATGATTAAATCTAAGGTGTATTCTGTTTTGTCTTTTAATAATTCTGAGTCCTCATCATTGATGTATTCTAAAAAGTTATATCCAAAATTCATTTGTGTTGGATAAGATACAGTTAGGTGGCTAACATAAAACGTTTGTAGTTTCATAAGTTGTGGGTAATACTTCTCTGGCAAGTCTAACCATTCTCTACTGTAATGCTTATCAATGAACTGAAATATTTTTAGTGGCTCCTTGTGAAAGTCGCTTTGTGCTGACCACATAAGTGTATGTCCACTAAAGCCATCAGCAATACCTGTCTCTAAGTATTCTGTGAGTTGTGCTTTTGCTGTGTCAAATAACTGCTTAACATAACCATCGTCTTCTTGTATAAGTGTCCACAGTCTATTATAAAACTCCAAGTAACTCATATCTTTATACTTGCGTAGGAACCTGCTGATGATCTGTGTCCAGCCGTAGTTGTGAAAATTATTGATCATCCAAGCATACATCCAACTGTCTATAAACTTAGGCATCGGCATGTCCTTAGTTCCGCGGACTAACGTGACACTTTCGCTGATGCCATCTTCTTCCTCAAAGCCTGATATATAATCTTTCACAACTATCGTGTCTATTTCGTGTTCTGCTCTTTGCTCAGGTGTATTAAGGTGTGCGTTCTCTAGTAATTGTGCTAACCAACTTTCAATAGCATTGTGTTGACCCATTTCAATTACATCACATAAACCTTTACTCCAACTTTCAAATGTTTCTTTGGGTAAGCCTAGTATAAGTTCTGTGTAACTAGGTATCTGTTCTCTATTACATATATCAAATATGTGTTTGAGATTACTAAACTCCATGTTACGTCTTTTAATTTCTTCTAGTACATCCATGTCCATACTTTGTACACTTAAAGTTAGTCCTCTATTGAAGCCACTGCTGATAAACTTCTTAACAATTTCCATTATCTCTTCTGAACTGTTCTTATACCATGTGGCATCAACAACCTGTGGATAGCCAAACTCTTTTTGTAATGCTACAAGTTCTTCTGTAAACTTCATATCTCTATCTGTAAACACACCAAAGTTTGCGTCTGCTATTGTTACATAATCCATTTTGTTATGTGCCATCCAATGCAGTTCTTGTAATACTTTTTCTTCAGGAAACTTTTTAAGTTTACTATATGTTAAGCCACCCCAGTCACAGAATGTACAAGCAAATGGACAGCCACGATTAGTTTCTAATGTGCCATTCCATAGTACGCCTGGATTGTCTGCTATAATCTTTTCAAACACACCTGTTAAGTAAGGACTTGGTATGTCTAATTCTGTTAGTCTTGGATAGTTATATATTTTTTCTATTAGTTTGCCGTTGATTAGATTTCGTAATATATCTGTAAAACTTAATTCGCCTTCTGCTAAACTAATTGAGTCTACATACTTGTGATGCTTAAAGAATTCTTCTTCATCTGGTCTATCAGTAACTTGTGGGCCACCAAATACTATTTTGCATTTAGGATATTTTTGTTTGACTTTTTGAGCAACTGCTTTGCTCCATTCCCAGTTCCACATGTAACAACTAAATGCTATTATGTCTGGGTCTTCTAGTCTATCAACTAGAGTATCTACATTTTCTCTGCGGAATATTATGTCTTTGAGATCTACATTTTCTTTTATATCATCAAACTGACTAGCATAACTCCATAAACAGCCAATGCTGTAAGGAATCCAGTAACCAGTTTTTCCTGCAATACCAAATCTAAAGTTAGGTTGGCACAGATATAAGTTTAGCATAGCAGTATTTATCGTGTATAAATCACAGCCAAAGGAAAGCAGGCACTAGGCCTGCTTATTGAATACTTGGTCCTTGTATTGCTTACTTGAAAGATGCTCTGGCTTCTTTCACTAGGTCTGCTTTTTTCTTACGCAAATCTAGTTCAACACCATTTTCTCTTGCTAATAGTTCTAATTCTGCTTTAGTCTTTTTATTAAGTTCTGCCGCAGTAGGAACTTTAGGTTTAGCAGGAGCCTTTGGTGCAGGTGCCGGTGCAGGAGCAGGTGTAGGTTTGCTTTCTACTACATCATCTTTCTTAAAAAATGATTGGTAAACAACAAATCCAACAATCGCTACTACAACAACTATACCTATGATTGAATTTTCCATGGTTTATCTCCTCAATTGGTTATCTAGTTTATCTAGTAGATCATATCGATCTTTTTCAAACGTATGTGCAAGATTATAAGGATTGAATCTCTTGTATGTTGTGCCTCTAATTCTACTTGCGACCTCTTCTACTATTAATTTGTCCTTTACATCTTTGAATCCGGCAATATCTGATATGGTATTTTCGAACTCCACTCCGTCTACATTTTCCAGTAACTTGAATAAGGCTAAATCAAATTCAAGATAACTGAACCCAAACTGATCCTCGTCTGAACTAGATATTCCTAATCCATCTGTTGGAACAGCAAACACGACACTATCGGGTACACCTTGCATTTCAGCAAGAGCAGGAACTTCCCAACTCTTACTTAATGATTGTATTGGCGATACATCGCCCACGTCTCCGTGTAGTGTCCAAAACCCTGCGGCTAGTTCTGAAAAATTATCAGTACTTGCTACAAAGCCTTGACTCGCACCAGCAAGATTGTACAACGTAATCATACGCAATCTGGCTCGAATGTTTCCTTTTCTAATCTTACTAGAGTGATCATTGCTGATTAAACTAGCATCAATTTTATATTCTTGTTGAAGCAAACTTTCGTATGCTTCTGTTAAATCAATATGTCTGTGGTCTATGCCTAGTGCCTTTGCTGTTTCAAAGCCTCTGTCTGTTTCATCTTCTATTTGATTAATAGGCATTGTTACACCAATTACATGATAGCCTGCATCTCTAAATAAACTTGCAGTTAAGGCACTATCTATGCCTCCACTGAGTCCAACACAGACGTTGCTTATTTTGTATTTGTTGGCGTACTCAACTAAGTTCTGTACTATATCATTTCGTAGCACTTGCAGTTTTTCAACTGACATGTACTTTCCGCTTTTGATGTAACTGTCTAGCAGTTTTTCAAATGCAGGAGACAACACAGGCTTTCTGTTATAATCAAGTATTAACTTTTTTAAATTTGCTTGTTCAGTTTTCTTATTCATCATCTTTGTTATTGTTTATATCCTCTATTAAATCCCATATAGTTGCATCTGAATTGGACAACTCTGATTTATAATCTTCTAAACCATATGCTACTCGTAATGCTTTTTTGTAATAGCCAACGGCAGTACTACAATAAACAGCAAAACTTTCATGTGTAATATCCACATCCAAGTCCATGCCTAAGTGAACCATAAACTTTGTTAGATCTCTTGTGACATCATCTATTGTTTCTTCAAATAGAGTGTCGTTACCGAGTTCAGCCGCCTTAAGTTTTTCTCTGTAAGCAGTCAAGTCGACTATGTTATTTTTCATCTAACTTATTTTGTTTCTCTAACTCTTCTATTTTAGATTTAAGAATGTTGACCATATTTGATTGTTCATCGTCTAATAATTTAGCACCTATATGAACTTTTTCTTTTTCTAATACATCAACCTGTGTTTCTAATTCTGCTATGCGTTGCTCAGCAGAAGACAAAGCATCAATCAATTGCTTTTTAGTCATTTGTGTTTTGCTTGTCATACTAGTTAATTACCTCGCTTTTGCCGAATACAATGTATAAACTGGTTCGTTTTTGTCCTTCTGGAACAGGTGTCATCATACCATGCATTTCTTTATTTGTGTTTAACAATATATAACCGTTACCTTTTCCATAATAGGTTGTTAATAATTCTTCGCCGTGTTCACTTTCGAATACTGGCTTTAGAAATGTTGTGCCACATCTTTCATCGCAATCATTATCTAAATATATTTGCATAGTTACATTTAAAACTTTTTGATCACAATGCGGAAACAATTCAAAGCCTGGTGAGTCTTGCCACATGCTTGTACTAGGAATACCCAAGCCATTTAAATCAAACTTTGCTTTAATAGAGTCTATTGTTTTTTGTAACTCTAAACTGATTTCATGTATATCAGAAAAGTCTGCTCTTTGCCTGTGTATTTTATGTGTTTCAGGTGGGTGTGCATACACATCGTATCTTTTTGTTGTTGGTGCATCGTATACTTCTTTAGCATATTCTATTTCTTCATCACTAAGAACATCTTCTAGCACTATTAATTTATATTGATGTGGTTCATACTCTATAGTTGCTCCTTCGAGAACTGTGAGGTCTGTGTTTTCTATATATTCAACTAACTTTTCAAACATGCCCATGGACCAATAGATGTACTAATAAGAAATATGTCATGCCATGTGCTAATTGATCTGTTCCGTGTATTACCCAATACTTTTGTTCAGAAGGATTAGTTGGAAATCTTTCCCATAATTTGTTCTTTGCATAGTCTATGTGATAATGTAATATTGCATCTATGGCACCTAATACAAATGCTGTTAATGGGTTTGCAAAATTTAGTAGTACAATAAAAGTAAACAAGCCGTGTAGTTTTGCATGAGCAAGTCCACCAATGTGTCCATATGTACCTTTGTACTTGAACATCCAAGGATATTGCATATAATAATCTGCAATTATATGTTTAGTAAAAAGCCAAAATAAAATGTTAAATTCCATATTAATACCTGGTGGAGCCACGGGGATTCGAACCCCGGACCTTCTGGTTGCAAACCAGACGTTCTCCCAACTGAACTATGGCCCCTTAGTAGTGTTATTTATAATACTGTAAATTAGTTGAAGTCATTTTTTGTACTACATCAAAAAGTACAACAATAGACAATCCACTTATTAAAAATCTAATATCAAATAACAATGCTTCTGGACTAAATGGAGGGAACCATTGGCCTGCGTTTGCCATTACATGCCATACTAACCAACTGCTTAATAATGACACATACTTGCTGTCTAGCATTTTGCTAATGAAGGGTGTTAATGCTAATGCTGAATAAGTCATTAACATACTGTTATGGAAACCTATAAACAAATCACTCACAAACATTACACCTAATGGTAATAAGAATGCTAGGTTGTTTTTAGTTAAGTAAGGTGTTAGAACTGCTAAACCTAATAGTGGTTCGCTGTTTGGTGGCAATGGTAAAAGTCTGCTCACTACCAAAGCACCAAATAATATTAATCCAACTTTAAATACTGAGGGATTCTTTAACACAGGCTTCGCAGTTTTTGTTAAACATTGCTCGTAAGAAGCCTTTTGTTTTGGCTCTGCCTGCCCACTTAAAAGTCTTTTTACATGCTTTGCAATGCCTTTTATGTAATTGATATGGTCCCCATTTTTCATCATATGTTTGTTGTCGCTTTTGTATAGAGTCTAGACTCTGTTCTTTCTTTGGCATAATTTTCTCTAGTGTAAAGTAGAGAAGGCTCTTTCTATCATAGCCTCCCTAACATCTTTGTCAGATACGGCATCAATGAACTCGTCGTTTATTGTGAAATATGCGTTACTGTCTGTGATGTCTTGTTCAGGTATGCCTACCATTTTACAAATGTCTTCATAACTTAATGCAATGCCTTTGGCATGTGCTTCAAGCATTAGGTCCATGACAATCTTACCAATTATCTTTTCCAACTTATCTGACATGCTAGTATTTATGCTGTCATAAAAAAAGGCGAATGTAAAACTCGCCTTCTATAGTTTTTATTTAAAGTCACTTAACTATTATAAAATTGACTGGCAAATTATGTTATGTGATTTTGGAGGTATAACACCGGGCACCCGGAAGACACTCCTCTACTTGTCGCTATTTAGTTGGTACCCCGTAGGAGAGTCGAACTCCTGTTGCCGAGATGAAAACCCGGTGTCCTAACCACTAGACGAACGGGGCACATTTTATTATGCACTCCAGTAACTTTCAGAACTTGGACTCATATAATGAGGCGTATTGATTGACTCGGTAAATTTCTTACCTGTCATCATATTAGTTCTTTCAACCACTGGTTCTATGAGTTCATAATCTTCCACACTCATAACCATGTAGTTATTAATGTCATTAACATGAGTTCGGCCTAAGTCTTTGTTTGTAGCCTCTTCATAAGCATTACAGAACCTTGAATGATAATAAGGTTTGCCATCAGCCAACACATTATTAACATCTTCAATTGCTTTAGCATAATACTTTAACGTTCTAGTAATGCCAGCCTTAGCCGCCGCTCTAGTTTTGTATTGAGTATTAGCATAACTTTTCTTGTTAGGCTCTCTGTGAATTGAATTATTCTTTTTACTTACTATTACAAACATAAAAACTCCTACCTTTTTTGTTAATATACATATATTATACTAAATTTTAGGGTCTATGTCAACCATCCTGGGCCAGTTTCTGGCTGAATATGTATCTTTATTTCTGGTTTTAGTAGGCTAACTGCTAGTGCTATTGTGCTGTTTGTTTCGCATAAACGTTTCATACATGCTTTCCACAGTCCAAAACTTATTTGATCGTTTTGTATTACCCTGTATGTTCTAGTAATTGCATTGGTTAATATATCATGTGCAAATAAATTAGCAGTGGTTGTGTCTTCATACAACTTAATGTTCTTTGTACCGTAATGTTTTGGATCTTGCATCAACTTTTGTTCTTCAGGTATAAAGTCTATTATATTTTCTTGTGTATGTTTAGCACCTGTAACAATATGATAAAGACTGTCACTAACTAATGTAAACTTATGCACATTACTAACAGTTAATAGGTTGCTTCTAGTTGTACTGTTTGGATATAAATCAATTAGTGTATCAACTATACTAAGAAGCCAACGTAAATTTAAATGTTCTAATAATACATCTTCATAATCTAAATAGAAACGTTCAAACTCATCTTTGTATTCATGTTTTTCTGCATCATTCATTCGTCTAGAAGTAATAATCATTTCCATTATTTTGACTACTGCTTTTGGCTTGCCAATGTTTTTATTCCATAAAGGTATTGTTGTTTGATATGGTGTGCGTTCATGTGGAGGAATATCTGCTACAGCAGACTCGTCAATTTGTTCAGTGATTAGTTCTAGTAGTTCATCCATTATAAATTTTGTTCTTGTAATACATATGATGCTCAAAGAAGTCTAGCAACTTGTACTCGTTATAAAGAGGCCCGTGAACAAGATCTCTAATCTTGTGTGCGTGAATGTGTTTAAACTTTGATATGTAATATTTTTGTTGATCACTATATGGCGATCTTCTATTCACAAAAAGTCGTAAAAGTTCTTCTGTGATATTATCTTGTCTTTGAATAATTGGCCGATAAACGTTCGGCCATATATCTCTTCTTGTATCTAAATTCAAACCAACAAGCCGAGATAATAAAAATTTAGGTCTATTTGTTAATGCATTTTCTAATGTGATAGATAGAGGAGTCATATGCATGTCGTACTTAGGAGATTTAGCAAAATCGCCTTTAAGAATATCATCAACAACATTTAAAAGATAGGGTTCTAAATCATTGTAATAGTCATTACTTTTGCCTTTGAACTTTTTGTGTTTTTCTTGTGACCACCATTCGCTAGAAAGATAACCACCTAGTATTTTATCTACAGGATCTTTATAAGGAATAAACCAATTTACATTACCTTCTGGTGCAAACGATCTATTACTGTATGATGAATAATGAATATCAAATAAGTTGTTGAATGCTGAGTGATTACCTTTGCGGTAAAGTAGTAAACTATGTGTTACATCTTCTTCGGCTTGATAATTTACCCACAAACTTTTTTCTAACTCAAGTTCTGATTTCCATGAGTTTTGAATGTTTTTATCAAATTGCATGTACGAATACAAGTCATTTATGTTATGCCGTTCTTGTGTCATAGTAATACCATTGGCGGAAAGGGAGGGATTCGAACCCTCGGTACAGTTACCCGTACTCTTCCTTAGCAGGGAAGTGCTTTAAGCCACTCAGCCACCTTTCCTATTCTCATAATCTGTTGCATACTTTATTCTAAAGTAGTCATATAATTTATATTCATTAGCAAAAATTTCTATCAATGTTGGGTTATGATTTTTAAACTTATTATTGCGTTGCCATTTTAAAAAAGTACTTGATATAATCATAGAGTAAGGCGAGGACAACTCAGAAGATATTTGTGTCTCCCATAATCGATTCTTTATACCTGGATTTAAATGTTTAAACTTTTCCGAAATAAAGTAAGAAATACCATGTCGATTAGTATCTAATACCTGTACTTTATCGATATCAAAATCATAATCTTTGTAAGCCACAGCAAGCCTATTTGGTAAAGTTATCATATGTGGATCTAATTGTACTTTGCCATGTATTATTTGTCCTGCTATCTCATCGAACCAATTAAATAAGTCATCTTCTTTAAGTCTTTTATTATCGTAACCTACACTTGAAAAATATCCACCAAAAAAGCCATAAAGAGGTTCAACAATGGGAATGATTTGATTGTTATTTAACGGTAAATCACTTTCAGTGTAGTCGACTTCGCTGTAGTGAATTATTTTTTCTATTATATTGTGTGCACCTTTAGGGTAAAGCAAACATGATGTATTGTCAAAATTTATCCAACGTTGCGTAGATGTCATTCTGTGTAAAGTTATTTCTGCAGATTCCACAGGCAGAGATATTTTAAATAGTTGGTGTGCCTCTGCTTTTAGGTCTACAACATCAATTAAAAATTTTGTAATGTCCATGACTAATTGAAACAATACCTAGCAATAATACTTCTCCTCACAGTAAAAGGTACTTTATTATCTAGTAAAACTTTGTGTGTTGGTGCTGAATGCCAATGTCCACTTACACCAGGGTCATACATAATTGCTGTATTCTTTCTATAAGGTGCATGGTCAATTAACTTAAACTTACTCGGGTCATGGCAAACACAAAACTCTCCGTGTTGACTGCCTAACTCTTCGCCAGGGTTATTGCCTATGTACTCCCAAAACATTGTGCCTAAAACTTCATCTTCTGCTCTGTGAGTTTCGCCCATATAAACTTGCATATTGATTACTTTGGTCATGTTTTCAAATACATCTTTGTGTATGTCATCGTTTTGCAATGCGCCAGGTGAGTGCGGATCCCAATCATCCTCTTGTAAATGATACCAAATGTGTTTGAGATCTTTTTGATTATAACCAGAGTATTCACACACATCATCTAATCTGCTTTCAAATTCACTGTGAATATATTTCCACATTAACATATCCTGCTCAGTGTAGTCTTCCCCAGTTTCTATATCAATAGGGAAACTTTTAGGTGCCCATAGCCAGTCAGGTGTAATGTTTAATCCTGACCTAAATTTTGGTATATCAAACATCTTATCTGCTATCTCTATGTTTTCGAAATAGTATTTTGGTAATATGCGATACGAGTCCATTATATTAAATCCAAATCCATTTGCTTGTACACTCTATCATGCATAGTTATTTCATCATTAGGCCATAAGCAACACATATCTCTTTTGATAAACAGTTTTCTCTGTGGAAGTATAGGCTCTTGTCCTTCTTTGTGTATCTTGATAGCATCAAGTAAAATGGTTGCTGTGGTTGTAACACACTTGCCGTAATGCAATCCGCATATGATTAAATCCATATATGAATTATCTAATATATACTTGAATAGATCTTCCTGATTATCAATATGTGTATATTCTAAAAACCTAGGATCTATTTGCCCTTCTGGACTTTGCATAAAGTTAATTACATTTTTGCATTTGAGTTCTACAATTTTGTTATCTTTATATACATGTGTTTTTGTTAATTCTTCTTTTAAATGCCCTAAAAATACTTTGTTATAAATGTTCAAGTTCATTTCTGCATCGTCATGATTAGGTTGCTTTGACCAAGGATCTACTACAATCCATAGTCCATTTTCAACTAGGTCTTCGTAATTTGTTGTTGAGAGAGGAATGTGCATAACAATATTTATCGGTCAAAAAAAAGCCCCGTTATTAAACGAGGCTTAATTTTATTGTGTTAGTTTAGAATGATTTGCTTACGCCAAAAACAATGCTGTCTTCGTCTTCTAATAACGAACCGTCGTCAGCCATAAAACTGTGATATCCCAGTGAACCTTCTAGTCCCATTGGTAAGTCAAAGTTTCTTGATACTGACCAGTTGTCGCCGTTGTCTTCCCACATACCATATGAAATGTCTATACCCCAATTGGAGTATCCAAATTCTACATAGTCTGTGTAGTCATCTTGACCTAAATAATAGTCTACTGATATACCCATGATTTCTTTACTGATAAAGAACTCACTGCCGTCTAAGTCTGCGTCACCATTGTAACTGTAGTCAATATATCCTACAGTCCAATCGCCGTTAGACCAACCAGCATATAAATCAGTTTCTAGGTCTGATCCGTCTGCATAGTCAACTTGTCCAACCCAAGCACCTGCCATGAAACCACTGTCGCCGAACTCATGTGTATAGCCTGCCCATCCTGACATACTACCATCTGATTGCGACAAGCCTCTAAAAATGTAGTCGCTATTTGCTCCTACACTTCCACCTGCGTATGCGCCTGTTGTTAGTGTTGACAATACTAATACTGCTAACACATTTTTAAATGCATTAATCATTTATTTTTCTCCTTGTTATTTTAATTATATGGGGCGGTAAAGGCCACCCCAACCTTGTATCGTTACTTCTTATCTCCCAATAAATGAATGATAATAATTGCTACGAGTAAGCCGACTAAGCCGCCTTCTCCTAAACCTGATACGAGTGCTGTGATGTTTCCAACTACGTCGCCTACAAAAGATGTGCTACCGAATACTAAACCTGCAACGATACCTAATCCTAAAAGGCTGACGAAGATTGATGTGAGTCCACTAACGAAAGAGTGAACCATCTTCATTGCGTTATCCATAAATGAATACCTCCTATTATATTACTCTTGCCCAAGAGTATGAAGAAATTAATTTTTCTTCAGTAATATTTACATTTTTGTTACAGATTGTTACAGAATACTGAACAGTCTATGGTGTCGTTAGATAGGTTACGAGGTGTATAGGTAAAAAATATGGTAAAAATCTCATAAATTTGACAGATTTTACTGGAAAAGCACCTCCGAAGAGGTGCTCCCACAAGCCTAAGGATAGAAAGGATTGTCTGTGATATAATTAGGTAGTTCGCTTTTTTCATAACGGACTCCTCTGTAATTATAATCTACAGTTTTCTTCTTATCTTTCCTAAGTTGTTTTAGTACAGCACGTCGAACGATTGCTGTTTCTTGATACTTAGTCATGTCATCCTCCTAATTAAAGTAAGATGCGTTCCTTCGGTATTTTACCTACTTCCGTCGTCGCTCTACATTTAGAGTGGCGATGAACGAGTTCGGCGTTCCTTCGTCACAATTGACTACTTCCGTTCACTGCTACATTTAGAGTGAATGAACGACGTAACATTCTGTTACAAAAATATTTATCAAAAAAAAGCAGGCCGAAGCCTGCTTTTGATTCTTTAAACCTTACAGTTTAGACAGAGCCGTTTGCAAGTGCTTTATAACCTGCGGCAATAACTGCTCTAGATGGAGTACCAAGTCTATATACATTTCTTGATCTTCCTTTAGTGTCAGTCACTGTGTTAAGGTAGATTGGGAAACCTTTGAATCTTAGTGATTGAATCACTGCCTGTGGGTTTCCAGTTCCGAAGTAAGATACCATTTGTGCTGAAGACAAAGTTCTTCCTTCTTGCAAAGCATTTAATACTTTTGCTTCTTTAGTTAATGTTGCTGTAGTCATATGACCTCCTATTTAACATTATTATCTCTGTGCAAAATTACACATTGTCTACTATTATACACAGATTATACACAATGTCAACCTTTTTATGCTGAAAAATCATAATCCGTGTATTCTAATTTAACCAAAGGAAAACGATCTGCTATGATATTTTGGATTTGTGTTACCAATTTATCTATATTCCAATCGTCTCCCATCCACTCTGTTTCCCATGTACCCGAATCGGATTCAATAAGAAACAAATTCTCTTTATCTCGCTTCAATACTTTCTCTAATGCATTTATTTGTGGAGGTGGTCCTGCCCAAACAAATGGCAACACAACTATTCTACCCTGATGTGAAGAATACTGTCTTGCTCTGCTGTCTATGTTTGATGTAATACCAAACCCAGGCCTGTCATCAAAGCCAGTTATTGTGTAAAGATACTTAATCATTGAACTGTTCTGTAATATAATCAGGTAAGAAGTCTATAAGCGAACTACCTGCTGTATATTCGTTGAACTCGTCTAGCATATATCCTGGCACGTCTGCTGTACCGCCAAACTTCTTATACAGTTGTACTAAACCTACAGCAATAGCATCATCATTCCAATTATATTCTGTGCCATACTTTGTTTTAGTAAACTTTCTCCATGCTGTGTGTATTTCACTATGATATTCTTCATAGTCTGAAAACAAGTTTTGCAACATGCCTGCAAGTTCTTCTAAGAACTCATCTGTTATTTTAAGTTTAGCAGTCTTAAATCCTCTGTGTAAGTCTCCAAACAAGAACCAAAGAGCACCGTTTACAGGATTATAATGAAAGTAATTGTCGTGCCACTTAGTAGCCATTTCAATTACATCTTCATTAAGTGACAAGAACTTAGATATATGTGTAAAGGTTCCTGCTTTTGTTGATAAGTCTGAGTTCTGTTCTACAGCAAAACAATTATTGTTTTGTGCAATAGACACTTTCTTTTCAACTAAAACATCTTGCTCGTCGTCTGTGTTGCCACAAACTCTAACAACCTGTACAGCATTTTCTAGTTCTTTGTATGCTGATATCTTCTTTTTACCTTTACCATTTATAAGTGCAAAGGCCTTTAGTGCAAATGATAAGTCATCTGTTTCAATATAAAGTGTAGGGTGTGTTAAGTCCTGCCACTCGCCATCAAATGCCATTAAACCATCTTTGACTAATGTAGAAATAACTGTAGCAGTATGTTGTCCATCTATTAATTGGAAACTGCCATCGCTTTTCTTTACAGCATAAAGTGATTGCGATAATGCTTCATTGTATGTTGCAGGATTAATAATCTTGCCACAGTGAGCAGTATCTAATTGCCTTTGTACCATTTCTGATATACCAGCACCGGGTTTGTCAAACTCTCCTAATGCAATCATATCTGACTGCGGTAAAAGTTTGGCATCAAACTGCATGCCTTCTTCTTCCATAAGTTTTTTCATTTTCTTATAGATTCTTGCACCTTGCAGTTTTTCAATGTTTGCACTTAAAGGTCGAATTGTATCTTCCTTTTTGTCTAGTGCGTAGAAGTTTTTTAAAGGATTTGGTTTCCTTGTTACTTCGTTGTATTTAAATATTTCCATAGTTACTCCTATTTGTAATACTACTATTATATAATAAGAGTTATTTTATGTCAACCGGGTCCTGGCGGATAAGGTACAACGGCGTATGGCCTCTGTATTTTAACAAAGACCACACGGCCGTCCCTTTCTTGTGCTTCGTACACTTCGCCAACCTTAGCATCTATATTTGCTAATTGCAGTTCGCTATCAAATGTAATGCTACCATCGTGACCAAGGGTAAACATATAATCAGCAAACAGCATTTTATGTGTACTTTTGGTAATGCTCATATAACTTGTTTGCTTCTTCGCTTAATCCTAATCCACAACAAATATCAATTTGTCTGCGGATATCTCCTGCTTGGTCCGTGCCTTTACTCCACACACGATGATCATCACTATACATATAGAACCAATCATGTGTACTCAAAAGGTTTTCTAGTTCATCTAAATCAGGGTGACAGTTAGCCATTTCTTTCTCCTTTGTCAAATAAAGTTGGTGGGCCTACTAGGACTTGAACCTAGACTCTACCGATTATGAGTCGGGTGCATTAACCAATTATGCTATAGGCCCTAATCTTTTCCTGTCCATAGTTTATAACATTCTATGGCACAAAATACTACTACTGTAGTAAAAATTATAAAAAATGCTATTAGTTCCATAGTCATATTCTCTAAGTTGGCCTCCCCAGCAGGACTCGAACCTGCAACCTACAGTTTAGAAGACTGTTGTTCTATCCAGTTGAACTATGGGGAGATTAAATGGTACCTGAGGCCGGACTTGAACCGGCACGACCTTTCAGTCGAGGGATTTTAAGTCCCTTGTGTCTACCAATTCCACCACTCAGGCATCTAAACTTTTTTCGAACTCCTCTGCTAATTTGAATTGAAGTCGCCTTGCTTCTTTCTCCCAAGGCTGTTCCCAATACTCGATGTTTGCACAATACTTGTTGGACTTCCAAGATGTCAGTCCTGAATCAAGTTCTCCTCGAGCAAATTGTTTTACATGAACCATCTCATGTGCTAGGTTCACTACCCAATTACTGTACATACAAACGTCAATAACGAAGTTGCGTTGGTCTAGTGACTCGCACAATGCTTGGGTGCCATCGTTATTCATAAACACTTTGTGATGTAATTGCACAACAATATTATTCTTTAAACGGCTGATGCCTAATTGTTTAGCAAAACTTTTAACTGCCAGCACAATATTGGCATGTAGATCAGGCTGTACGATACCACCTTGTGGTCCAGTAACTGCAATGTTCATTGTGTGAATCCTCTTTGCTAAAAAGTCCAACTATTATAACAGAATATACCAGAAGGTCAACCTATTTTTGCCACCAAAATTCTTCGTTAGATATCAATGACTTAGCCATGTAGTTTGCTACAACTTTCTGTGCTTTACCTGTAAAATGCATACAACCTGTGTAAATTTCTCCAAAATTTAGGTTTTTTGTACCTAAAATTCTGTGTAATGCTACTAACGACACAAATTCTTTGTCAATTATGTGTGGCATTCTGTCTAGTCTGATATCTAGATCTAACACATTAGGAAACAAATTGTTTTGGTTTGTAATGATGTGATCAACAGGTTCTTGGCTAGAGCACCATGCCATATGGAAATTATTTGCTTTACATATTTGCTGAGCATTAAATATATTTTGAAACCATTCACCTATATATAAATCGTGCATTGCATAGGCAGTATTATGTTTAGTAAAATCGTATTCATTGTCGCCTATATGAACAAGTGTAGTGTGATTAATATTGTAATCACGAAAGTATTCTAACTTACGTTCCAATTCTGAATCGGGTGTGTTGTAATCATGTTCCGTTGTTATAATTTGTTTTCTGCATGGCTCTGGTGCTTGAAAAAATACCAAAGTTTCGTATTCGTTGCTTTTGGTATCCATGTTTATAAACGTTGATAACGATGACACAACTGATGCCATACTACAACCGCCTTTGCTTAGATTGATTATATCAATGTCTGGTAACATGGCATTTAATTGATTGCTCCATGTTTTTGGATAATGTCTTAAATCAGATCCGTGTGACCTAAGTCCAGTATTCAATTCTTCTTTGGTTGGTTTACTATCTGGATCTTGTTCTTTTATGATATCAAAATAGTTTGTGCGGTAAACACTAGTTGTCCATTTGTTATATTGGTCTGTGAGTTTTCTAAGATGCTCTACAATGGATTCATTTTCTTTGTTACCAGTCAGTCCTTGCAATCGTTCATCTTTGATATGATCTCCAGATATTCTTTTCCAATCCTCATACCAAGTGCTATCAATCTTTGGTGCTAAAGAGTTTACGTTGTCAAAAACTTCTGGGAAGTCGGCCCCTACACCTAAAGAAAAACTGTCGCCTATGATTATTATTCGCTTCTTCATACAAGCAATATTTATAGTTTATAAATACTTGCATGTTCATTTATGATAAAGATAAAAATATATCAATCTTCACAAGAGGTAAGAACGGAACCACAAACTTTCACAACCATTATTGGATGCAAAAAGAAGATACTGAAGTAGGTTCCTACACAGATTTTGATCAAAGCAACTGGCTGTTTGCAACACCATTGCCTGCCATAGAAGATATGACAAGAGGTTGCGTTAACCACAACAGAATGTGTCATGAGCAACACCAAGACGACAGTTATCAAGAGGGCAATAGACGTTTGGGAATGTATATATTTGAATATGTAACATTCTTAAAAACTTGTAAAATGCTTGACTTAGACATTAAGCATTTTATTATAACAAGAGATCCATTAGAAAGATTAGCAAGTGGGTTAAGTACATCAATGCAAAATGCTATAGAAGAAATAGTCTTAGAACATTGCGGTGTTACATTTGATCAGATAAACGAAAACCTTAAATTTACTGCAACATCAAACTATGACGATATGTTTTGGAATGCATTATGCAAAAACATATTCAAGTTACCTAGTGCTCAATATCATGCTCAAGGTTGGTTATCGCATATAGACAAACACATAAACTTTGAAGACTATAAAATATTCTCAGTTGATATAAACGATTTGGTACCATTTGCAAAAGAAGTTGTTGATATAGATGTTAAGGAAACTGATAAGCATTTACCAGCAAGTGAATGGCATGGTGCTCACACAGGAACACGACCACCGGAAACCAGATACTTTCATAACTTCATTGAAAGATGGCTGAAAGAGAAGTACGGTACAACTGCGTTAGACAAACAATTAACTGATTTATTAGATGCAGAGTATAAAGTAGTAGATAAACTAACACAAATTAAATATGATACTGACTCTTGAGAAATACACACTAGAAGATAACTTTGGTACCACAGAAGAACTAGTAAGAAGTATGACTGAGTTCTTTACTGAGGAACTCTGCATAGGACATTACGATGCAATGATTAATGTAGTTCTACACGATGAAATCAAAGTAGAAGGCCTTGATGGATATTGCGAATGGGATCCCACAGACAAACTCATAGAAATACACATAGCAATGAAAGGTCCCGAATGGGGTGTAACACTTGCACATGAATTTGTACATGCAAAACAAAACCTACAGTATGGTATAGCCAGTAACAACATGGTATTATCAGAACAAGAAGCATACGATATGGAATTTTTATTATATTACAGATGGAAAAAGGAGTACTACAGTGGCACAATCTAGACTTTGGGTAGCAGGAGATAGTTTCGGTCTATTTGATAAAGATGATTCTAGGCCCAATTGGATTAGGATGTTAGGAGACCATTTAGGCGTAGATGAAATCAAAAACTATTCGCGTGGCGGTGCTGACAACGATATGATTTATTACGTTGCTGAAGCAATAATTAAAAATTGGAATTGGCCAGGTAGAAATGAAGTAGAGTTCAATAAAGAAACAGATTATTTGTTATACTTGTCTACAACAAACACCAGAGGATGGATGCGAACAGACATATATGATGAAAGAAAATGGAACCAAGAGATATCTATAGCGAACTTGGAATGGTGGATGCATGATTCTAACGGCAAAATGATTGAGGAGTACGACCAATTTCCTAAGCCACTTGTTTACGGTCAAAACTTTAATTCGCTATTACATGCCAGAGAAGACCATGCAGTATTACGGGGCAACAACAAAGATTTAGTTAATTGGGCACACCCTGATGCAATCAAGAACGACGTTAGCCGAGTTACTGACGAAGTTTTAGATATAATGGCTAATTATATGTTAGTCAACGATGTTGATTACACAAGAAAACTGAATAATGCTAGAATGGAACATTTAATGTCACATCATGTGTCAAAAGGATATAAAACATTATTTGCACATCACGACTTGAACCCTGTGATAGCAGACTTTGATGCGTTAAATCAGTTTCCTGTTTTTGAACATCCAACAGACTTTGAAGATGAGGACGACGAAATCAAAGGGGAACAACCAAATCACTTAACAGACAAAAGTCATGTTAGGTTTTTTGAAACACATTTAAAGCAGAGGGTAGATGATATTATTAATACATGGGGCTGGAAGTAGCAGTAATTACTTTAATTACGTTAGCCTATGGTTAGACCAGGAACTACAAGCAATCGATTATGAAGTAGGCGATGATCACAATGCTATTTTCGATAAAATTCAAAGACCAGACGAAGTAACATATATTGTAGGCCACAGTTATGGCGGACTGTTGGGTGCTGAATGGCTCAGCAAAGATACTCGCAACGTAAAAGGTTTATTAACTATAGCAACTCCATGGCAAGGCTCGCCCACAGCAAGAATATTGAATTGGTTCTTAAGTGATGCTGTATGGAATGACATGAAGCCAGGCAGTGAATTATTGAGAAAAATAAATGCAATTAACCTGTCAATACCTGTAAAGAACATAGTAGCAGTACCTGATAGAGGCAATGGATTAGCAGGTGGTGGTAAAAGTCAAAACGATGGCACCATACCTGTAGCAAGTGCAAGGGCATTACCAAACGGTTTCAGTAAGTCAAAAACCATAGAATTGCCATATGGTCACAGTGAAATAATGCAGACATTTGATTTAGTAGAACAAATAAGAATGTTTGTAGATAATCCATTAAAGGATTTATATCCTCCGCTACATTTAGAAGAAGTCAATAGAGGCTTTTAATTAATTTATTAATTAATTCAATAATTAATTCTAATATTTCAATAAACAATTAATTAATTATTAAATTAATTCAAAGTGTTTGTGTATTTGATTAGGATAATGTTTAATTAGATATTGATATACACTTTTATTGTGCTGTAATTCCCTAGCACATTCATCATAAAGCATTTCAAAGTCATTACCACTGTATTCATTTAAGTCAGCAACAAAACTATTCCAGCAATCATCTGATGTGCCTTCATCATGATCGCTACGCCATATAGGTAATGGCTCAAAGCCACAGCGAATTAATTCACCTAAATAACCTGTATGACCTAGTGTTCTAAACAATCTACCATGTGCTATGCTTCTAGCAGTCTTTTCTGTGAGTAACACACTCTGTGAATGTTGATTTCTGGGGAATGTTTCTGATATTATATCCATATGACTCTGTGAATAAACACTTTCAGGCACCAAACAACTGATATCTATGATGTCGCCTTGTTGATAAACCTTACTGGGTTGGCCATTGTACACATGATCAATGTTGCAATTATGTCTGCTTTCACTGGTACCACTGTAAAAATCACTGACATCATAGTCAAGTGTGGTGCCATCTCTACCAGCATAATTAACCAATGCATTATATTCACACAACACATCTGCAATTTGATCTCTTATCTGTTTCTGTCTGCCCAATAAACAAGCAAAATCATAGTCACGTTCACCTGGTTCATAGTCATAATCCAACACAGGCAAACGAGCAATCCAAGGTTGCCATGTGTGATGTACACCCAAACTTTTTACTTTGTCATGATGATTGCAGTGATATATTATGCTGTAATCTGATAACAGTTTCAATATGGTTTCAGCATTAGCACGACTAGTGGCATGTGTGGGCCAAAACTCTTCTGTGCTGATCAATACCACATGATCTACACTGGCAACCATGTGCTGTAAGTCTGAAAACTGTGATTCTGATAACTGTAAACAAGCATACCAATCAACTATGCCTAATTTACCACTGTGACCCGTTATCACATCTGCGTTACCATAACTGTGATAACAGGTATTAATGCTGTTTTGAGTGGTTCCGCGTAGAGAACCTGGCGGGTAAAAGTATTGCATACCCTTATTTAACCTTTAACTTTTGCTTTTGTCCAAGTTAAATACACTTCTAGTTAAGCCACCAAACATTGGTGCAATGATTAATAGTGCGGCAATCATTAAGATGTCGCCTATTTGTTCGCCTGTTAAACCTGCAAAGTCTCTCAGTATGTATTCCACACTAAAGATAATTGCAAATAAAACTGTGAAAGCACCTACGCCGATTAATGTATTTTTAATAAATTCCATGTTTACTCCTATGGGTTTTGTTAATAATGTATTTAATATACTGTATGTTGACGGAATGGTCAACCTATTTTTTTAGAAATTCTCTATTAATTGTCTTTGTGCCAGTCGCTTCTCTGCCAAATAATCTATGTTATTGTTTACATTAATAACAACATTGGTAGGTAAGAACACAAAACTCAATGCATTAGTGGGTATTTTTGCTTCTATGCCATCGCTTAACACTCGCAAATAAGGTTGCAGTTCACTATAACTGATAACAGCCATAGCATCTGCTTGTGATATTATATAGTAATCAGCAGGGTGTGGTAAACTATTATTAACATTATTACCCTGTGAATTCATTATTTTAACAGTAATAGAAGCCTTTGGATTACCTCTTGGAGTGTATAAACCGTTATTGGCATACTTGAATTCCACACTATAACCATTAACAGTATCACGATGATCTCTGCCTAAACCATCTACCCATTCAAACAATCCACCTGTGTATATGTCAAATGCCTGTTCAATTATGTCTGATTTATCGAATCTGTTCTTGCGACTGTTTAAACTGTTACCTAAACTAGTAATCAATGAACTGTATCTGTTTATATCCAGCACACCACGTATATATTGTGCATATTGTGGTGTGGTCATCAGTAATTAAGTGCCCAAATCACAGTTAATATCACACATAATGGTGCTAATAATATCCAAGGAGTTAT